CCGTTGATCAATTCAATCTTCGTCATTGATATCTCCTTATTCATCATACATTCATTATGTATTCCCTGGGGAATTATCTCAACTTTCTCCCTGGAAAAAACATCAATAAAATCAATGAGTTAGAAGTACCTGACTAAAATGCTTGGTATTTACTGCTGAGAATCCACAGAGCTCTGTGGTTTTGCTGCCTCTCCCATGGCTTTATAAGGGGAATACATGGCATAAAGCCACATATTCACCCAGTAGTCAAACCAGAGCTCAATCATCGCTATCTGGGCGAGGAGGACGTCCTAATCCAACAGGAGGAGGGGGCTCTGAAAAAGATGCACCTGGAGGAGGTGGCAAAGGCCCTCTAGGACCAGGAGCAGCAGGAGCTCCAAAGGATGGGGCTGGAGCACCAAATGATGGCATTGGGCTTGAAGATCCTAATGATGGAGAAGGTCTTCCAAGAGGGGACGGGCTAGATGGAGACGGAGAAGAGGGTCTAGTAGCTGCTTCTATCGCCTTCATCTTTGCTTCTTTGTCATCTTTACCAGCCAGCATGATACCGGATAGAGTACCAGTTAGGAATGTTGCAATAGGAATAATGAGTTCAAAGAACTTCTGATCGATAGGGGAGATAGCATTAAGAGGCTGCGTTACAAATATAATAGAATACAGCACTACAAACACAATACCTGTTAAAGTAAGCGCTAGACAGATTCCAATAAAGAATCGAAGACGAGCCATGAGCTGGTCTTCGGTGTAAATAAAAGGATCCTCTCCTTCTTTCTCTTTAAAAAATTTATAGTTCATTTGCATGCTGCCCCCGTTTTAGGTAATTGTGAAGTCATAGATGGAGTAGGTAATGCTTTTTCATCAGGAGGTCCTAATCTAGGATCTCTCCCTCCCTTGAAGATGTGCTCAGGGCACGTTCTGGTTACATCACAAAGAGGTTTTTGACATTCTGCTTTGTCCCAGTTAGCTGGATCCTGGCAGGAGTATCTAAATCGATCTCCTCCAAAAATAGCAAGCAACAACGGAACAAATATTAATAGTGCAAGCCACTTAAACAGTCTTCTATCGTTCACTCTTCACCTCTTTGTGTGATTACTTACCAGATAATGGATTATCCATTGCTTTCTGAATCTTATTATCTATCTCTTTTCTAAGCGCACGAATGTCATTATCTACCTCTCTAGAAAGCTGTTTACTATCACGCTCAACCTGTTCTACTACCTTTTCTAATCTACGAATATCGGTCTTCATATCGTTTTTAATATCACGAGTATAATCGGTAGTTTTAGCAGAATTTTCTTCAATAACAGCCAATCTCTTATCAAACTCAGATAGGTCAGGGGCAACGTAGCTGGCTATCTTTTTCTGCATGTCCTGGTATGATTTGTATACTTCAAATGCTCCATACAACCCACCAAGCACGGAAGATATAATTGTGAATGCTACCATTAGTTTGGCAGGAGTAAACTCATAGCCCCCGATACTAATAACTGTGTCTTTACTTGCGTATTTTTTTACTGCTGCTTCTGCTGCGTCAATCTTCTTATCAACGCTTTTAATTTCTTCTGACATCTTACTGCTCCTTTGTTATTTGTCTTGATTGGCTATGGCGTACATTGTTTTATTAAACAAATCAAGATGTACTGCTTCATCTGATGATAGATCTTGAGGATCCAGCTCACAGAGGGAAGATATTCCTTGCTGAAATTCTTGATCATCTATAGCAGCACTGCGCCACTGACTGAGTAAATCTAGCGCCCGGTCAGTGCGCCAGGCTAGCCTGTGATTTCCTTCTGTTAATATTTGAACTGCTTGTTTAATATGCATGATTATACCTATTTGTTTTGTCTTTCCATCTCTTTAGCAATAGCTCTCATTTTAATAATATCAGAAGGAGAAGGACCTTTGGATTTGTTATTACTATCCCCGGACACCTCTACTACTTCCATTTTACTTTCTCTAATGATGTTGAAAGCTATAAATGCTAAAACAAGAATTTCTAGTAAATAAAAAACCATGAAAGCTTCAAACAAAATGCTCTGACCGGTCATCTCTTTGTCATCCAAGTTGATATACCAACATAAGTTCCTACAACCCCACCTAATGCTATCCAGTACAGGTCTAGCATATCTTTAATTTTTTCCAGCCTTGACTCGGGAACGAAAAACATTAGAGCCAAAGCTGATACTATCATAGCGATGAGTGATACCCATGCCATTCTTCTTCTGTTAACAGCTTTACGTTCATAAGCAGCTTCTTCTTTAGAAGAAACTTTCCCGTCCTTATTAATATCTACTTCATCATTTGTATTGTCCATCTACCATCTCCTGATGTCTTGCATCTGATGCACCAAAAAGTCTTCTTCCAGCTTGTCTATTATCTATTACATCTTTCCCATACTGTTTCTTAAGCTGTCTATCTAATATATCTGGAATGTTAGATTGAGCATAAGCAGAGAACCCGGGAACAAAATTCATTGAGCTTATAACATTTACTTGCACTGCTACCTGCGTTTCAAATGTTGTAGCTCTCTCTGCTTTCTTTATTTCTTCTCTTGCCTTTTCTTGTGCAGCCTGCTTTATTTCGGAATTAGATTTACCTTCATTAGAACTAGATTTTGATTCACTTCTTTCTGCTCTAAGTGTTCCTGTTGCTTGTTGATTGTTGTTTGATGTTGTGGTTTTAGTTTCTGTTTTTGCTGGTTGCGTTTGAGTGTTCGTTTGAGTAACAACATTTTGACCTCCGGTTGAAGGCGTTAACTTGACTGATGCAGTTGTGTCGCTAGGGGAGGCAGAAGTAGTTTTTGATTCAATAACTGAATCTACAGCGCTGTCTCCCGTCTTAGATACTTTTGTTTCTACTTTTCCATCTGAAGAAACAGTCGTTGATGCTTCTGTTTTAGAAACTGTATTTGGAGAAGATGTAGATGAAGAAGTAGTGGTGGTAGAAGAAGAGGTACTAATTCCTAAAATATTTTTCTTAGCATATTCTTCTGCATAATTAGGACATTGAGTGCTGCTTAATCCATCTGCTTGACATTGCTGAGACAAACTAGCAGCAGCGTAACCTGGGCAAGAAGAATCATAGAGTGGGTTTAACGAGCACTGCTGATTTAAATACGCAGATTGATAGCCAGAACAAGACTTATCATAAAGCGGATTAATACTACACTGTTGAGTTGTATACGCTGCTTGATACCCTGGACATGCTGGACTGAATAAAGGGTTAATACTACATTGTGCAGTTTGATAACCTGGGCATGAAGGATCAAACAAAGGATTTATTGAACATTGCTGTGTAGTGTACGCAGCTTGATACCCTGGACATGAAGGGTCAGATAATGGATTAGAAGCACAAAGATCAACAGTATATTCTAACTTTATTGACGGGCTTCTAACTCTAGGGCCATAATACCCGGCCCAAAATCTTGCGTCTTTACCTGAAAAAGATACCACTAAATCTGACACCGTTGATAGAGAATAATCTTGTGGGAACCATTGTGTTCCAGATTTATTTTCAAACCCTGTAGTGTAAGTATTGTAATTGTAGTTGTAAGATTGAAGAGTAGAACCTGCTGAGTCCTTTAACGAAACCGTTCCCATTAATGTTCCATACTGCCCACTTAAAGGATCGTTTTCAATTGACCAAGCGTAAGAGTACCCTCCTATTTTTAATCCCGTGCCTGCTGCAGCTAAAGCTTGATTAATAGCGATAGTCTGAGTAGCGGAAGCGGTTATGTATCCAAAAATGATTGTATTGGTACCCGCATTAAATGCAGGAGTGTTTCCTCCAGAAAAGCCTCCATTTTGTCCTGCTACAGTACCAACCCAGGAGTTAACAGTTGGGTTTAATAACTCCTGGGATTGTGTATAGGTAGCGGTAGGAGATGGTTGAGTGCCTACAATTTGACCCCACGCCACGTTACTCAGTAGCAAAGAGATCAGAAAAAGCTTTTTCATTTACACCCTAGTCTTTCTTTTACTACTGGATCACCTCCTGTATAAGTCTCACATAAAAATTCATTCTTCTTTACTTCTTCTTTTTTAGGCTCTTCCTTCTTAGGGACTTCTTTAGGAGGAATTACTCCATAATGTCCAACAGCAGACTTGTCTGCTTTTTGTGTTACTCCTCTCTTATCCCATTCTTCTCTTGCGTCTACTCCTATCTTACCTTCTACCGGGCAAGGAGTGCCTGCTGCTAACATTGCTGTAAAGATTCTTTCGTCTTGACATAGAGTAGCAACAGCAGCTACTTTCATGCCCATGTCATATAAGTTCTTAGCTAATTTGATTCTCTCACAATTCATATCTCTCATGGTTCCACCCATTGAGATGCCTAGAATTTGAGTTTGTACAGCACCAGAAGCTGCTACCGCGCACACATCATTGTTAATGGTTGTGATAGATGGAGCTACGGCAGTAGGCGGTGGTGAGTTTACAGTTGTTTCGGATGTGCTTTTAGATGTCGAGTCAGTTACGACTGTTGTTTGTGCAACCGTCTGTGATGAAAACATAGCAAAAAGCAGCACACTTGCTAGCTTTTTGTACATTTCTTTTTTTCCTTTTCTTGTTAATACAACTACTTCTTATTTATAAGGCGTCTATGTCTGATTGAAGCCAGCGAGTGATGAACAAGTTGGCATCTATTTCGGAACTAAAAAATCCAGTCTTTGTATCTCCGGTCTCAATGTTAACCATTACTACAAAAATTGAATCTAGTGTTGAGGAAGAGGCTTTGATTACCCAATTGTCTATTTTGATTGGGTCTACTGATAAGATTTCTAAACCAGGATACTGTTTTGAAGTAAAAGTTTTAAGGGAACGATAAAACTCGTTGAAGTCCTCGTGCATTATTCGCTTCCGAATGTTTCGACATAACGAGCATACAGGCCAATCTCTCTCCCGTACGCTTCTATCTCCCAAGGTTGATCCCAGTAATCTACTTTGTTTTCATCTATGTGGGTTGATTGCCATCTAGCTTTTCGTCTAGAGATGAACCCATCGTTAAGCTCACCTATTGCAAATTGCTTCATGTGTACTATTTCATGGGCAAGGTACTTTAACAATTCCTCTTTTGACATCTTCTTATAAAGCTCAATTTCAAATTCTTTATAAGGCCCATCTTTGTCAATGTAACAACAATATCCCATTGCATCGTTTGCCAGCTTGGGCATCAATCTGATGTTAAGGGATATATTTTTGCAGATTCTTCTAGGTAGAAGAAGTGAGGCGTAGTACTCAGCAGCAGTTGCAAGCTCAGATTTGAGCTTGTTAGAGCGATGACCTGTAATTGTTACATCCATCAGATCTCCAACGGTGTAACGATAATTAAAGGTCTTTGTAAAGACTAATTCACCCTTTTTCCTCATACGCTTTTTTGATCCCTTCCCAGAGATCGTAAGGCCCGTGGAATAAGGCAGAAAGTAGGTGTAGTGCATGTGTTATTACTAACGCTAATAAGAATATTGGTAATAGCAGTAAATACCTAGAAATCACTTAAATTCCTCGAAAACACTCTTCTCTATCCGTCTCTCAGTATTTATTCTTTCCCCAGCCTGAGAACTGTCAAATACTGGTTTATCATTAGAGACGTCATTCTGAGCAGTCTGTTCTACATTATACAGGCGCATCTTAGGTTTATCTACACCGATGACAAACTTCCTGTGAAATGACGGGTCACTATACCTATTCTTCAGTTGTTTCACAAGATATTGATTAAGATCCTGGAGTTCATCTGTGGAAATGAGAGCGAACATCAGATCAGCGGTCGCTGGAAGTCCAAACGATTCGGAGGTATCTTCGAGACCGAGATCACTATTAGTGTAGCCAGAGCGCGTTGTCTGAGTGGCTGTAACGATAGGAACGTCAAACTCGACGGCCAACCCTCTTAACTCCTCAGCAATTGCCTTGATGTAAGAATAAGAATTAACATTACTTCCAAACTTAAGTCTAGATGAAATACAGATATTCAAGTAATCGATGTAGATGATGTCCGGTACAAAGTTCTTTTTTATCTTTAGTTCGTTAAGTAGATGTCTGAAGTGTCCAGAGCCTGCTGAAGCGGTAGGATACTCTTTAATAATAAACTTACCTTTAGTCTTTTCCAGTAGACGGGTTACTTTCTTTTTATACGCATCTTCTGTAAGCATTGATAGATTATCGATTGTCTCATTCAAGAGATTGGCGTCGATACGCTCGGCAATCTTCTCTTCAGACATTTCAAGGGTAATGTAAAGAACGTTTCTTCCTTGAATCAGATTTGTTGCTGCACAGTGACACATAAAAAGTGACTTGCCTACACCAGTTCCGGCAAGTGCTACGTTTAGCGTCTTACTTGGCAAACCACCTTTAGTAATCTTATTAAAATACTCTAAATCAAACTCAACCCTCTTCTCTTTTCTGTGATAGGCATTGTATCGATCTAAAAAGTCGCCTAAGAAGTCATGACCAACAGAAGTATCAAACGATACCGCAAGCGCGTCTGATAGTAATTGAGGAATAGCTTCTTTGGTATACTTCCCCGAGCGATCATCGAGTATGTGAATTGACTCCATGATAGCATTTTGAATTGCTTTATCTTGACAATGTTTTTCTGTATTGTCAACTAGCCAGTCAATATCACAAGCCTCGTCCTGTAAATCCTCAAGATACTTTTTTATCTTCTTTACTTCATCATCTGATACCTTTTCTAACTTATCGGCATCGATAATTAACGCAGCTGTGGTTGGTTGTTTATTGTACTCTTTTGAATACGCTTCAATTAAGTTGAAGACGCTTTTATGAATTCTGTCGGTGAAATATTCCGCTTTAAGGAACGGTAGGGTTTTTCTTAGATACTCTTCGTTGTAGACAAGGTTGCTCAGTATTGTATTTTCAATCAATTTTTACCTTTCATAGAACCAGGTTTCTTTTTGTTTCTTTTTAACCAAGATGTATTTGTTATGATTACTCCTTCATCTTCTGTTGAGAATTGTAGATTATCTCCCTCTCTCCAGTCAATTTCTTCTATCATTTTTTCATCAAAGTTCAAAATGAATTCTTTAGTTTGTGGGTCCTCTGTAACTTTAGCCTGATATACCTTTGATGATGTCAAGGTCTTTCTCCGTCACGTTAAAATGTTTGCCAGGAAATTTTGTCTTAATAAGTGATACAATCTCTTCATAGTCCTTACCCTGAAGTAAGAATTCTTTTGTATCCTTGTTGTATAAGAAAAATATACCGTCGTGAACTTCTACACTTGCATCGATTATTTTTGATTTAATTTCATCAATGACATCTTGTGCTAACATAGCAAGCGTTTTCATTCTCTTCATGCGCTGATAAATTAGCCAGCCTCGATAAAAGGCAGCTCCTACAAGACAACCTACAATAAGGGCGATAACTTCACTCACTTGCATCTCCTGCCAGATTGAATGATATGTCTTTAATTTTATTATCATCCCACTTGCTTAAATAACTATTATCTTTTCGATACAATTCAAGCGCTTCTTCTTCTGTAACAGAACGATGATTAATTACGACCTCACCTAAATGATGTTGAGAAAATTCTTTGATTTCTTTGTCTTCAAACATTCCTATAGCCACACTATCTAAAGCATGCTCTGGATGTTCATCGTGTGTTTCAACAAGGTAACGTATACGAAATTGAGAGATTGTTTCGACAAGTACTAGCATAATATCCTCAGAGTGACTAATATATCATTATAATAACGATTCATCAAAATTAAAACTACTCCAATTCGTCAGCGTTGACTGCCTCTGTAATACAGTCATTATCAGGAATTCCTGGTGATCCGTAACTGAACTCAAGCTTGGCACACTCTTCCAACTTAGCCATAACTTCATCAGTGAAGTACTTTTCAGGGTTGTTAATAATTTCCTTCCCAAATACTTTAGTACCAGACGGAAGTTCGTAACGAGTAGATGATTTTTTAAAGACGTTATGTCGTTCGGCTAAGTCTAGGAGGCCGTAGTATCGGTCGAGACCTTTGTCGTAAGTAAGTAACACTTCGATTTTTGAGTGCTCTTTCGAAAGTCTAGACTTGTACATTTGTACCTTAATGACATTTCCGATAATTGCTCCGGACGCGTCTTTTTCTTTCTTTTTTGATAACATTGCAATAGAACTGGCAGCATATTTAAGACCTGTACCTCCCCCTAACTCTTTCATAGGAATATAAGAACCAACTAAATCATAAACGTGATTAGTTACTAACATGGGCACGTTAACCTTAGCAAGCTTAAGTGTAAGTACTCTAAACGTTGCTTTAATGACCTGTGCCTTGGTCATATCTCTAGTGTCCTTGCCTTCTAAACTATCTTCCATCTCTTTAGTAGTAGACAAGAGACCTAAACTATCTAGGACAAACATCATAGGGGGTCGTTTATCCTTTGGTTGTTTATCATACGCATCTAACATTTTAAGCGCATGGGTCTTAAATTTCTGAATAGTGTCTGGTTCGGCAATAATTACTCTTGATGTATCAATGCCACGCTCTTCCATCATTCCTTTGGTGACGGCTGCTTCGGTGTCATAATAGACGATTCCACCTGATGGGTGTTTTTCGAGGAAAGATCGGATGATCCCAAGAACGAAGTAAGTCTTACCAGTAGCGGACTCTCCTGCAAAACCAGTAATTTTATTATCAGGTACGCCGCCATAGAGGCTACCAGAGAGAGCAGCGTTGAGAATGTAGCTGCCAGTATCAATAAAGCTCCCAAACTCAGCACTGCCAGCGCCGTCAGCGGCAATAGAAGTATCCTCATCTTTTATTTCCTCAACCAGGTTACGAAAAAAATCGCTCATGCAATACCTTTCTCAATTTGTTCTTCATAAAATTTTCTAAGTCTTCTTACGCATTCAAGCACAGAGGGATGCAAATGCTCGAAATTTTGATAGTCCATTATGTTGTTCATAAGGTTACGAGATAGTCTTATTTCCTCTGCATAACCTACCGGATTAACTTCGAAATCACTCATTAGTATTCCCCTCTATCGATAGATTTAGGTTTAACTATTCCAGCCGCTTCCTTTTGTTTTCTAGCGATACTTACTGAATCAACTGGAAGGTCATCCTCTGGCATTACTTTAATTTTTTTCTTGTCAATCTCTATTTTACCTGCTTTACGTTTTTCATTCAACTTGTGGGTACGTTTCAACCACTTAGGAACAATACTTTCTTTATCTTCTTCTTTTTTTATTTCTGTTCGAATTTCTTTTATTATTTTATCAGCAAACGTTCCTCCCTTAAGTTGACTATTAGCTGCTATTAAGAGTGCTATAGCTAGAGGATCAAATACTGCTACTATTAATATAATAACCCATCTTACTGCTTTATCGATTACGGAGTCATCAGCCTCCCCGTAAATAAGCTCGGCGATATATTTAATAGGGCCAACTTCAGCTGTGATTTTTCTAAGTTCGGATGCTAAAGGGGCTTTTTCTTCGTTAAGTTTTGTGATTTCTTTTTGTGCATTTGCAATATCAAGTAAGAGTTTTTCACGTTCTTTAGCTTGTGTTCGTCGAACTTGAACTGCTCTTTCAGCTCCTTGCCCCTCCGAGGTTCTCGAAAGAAGCTGATCAACTTGCTCATCCATTTGTTTGATAGCTTTACGGGCAGCATCGATATTATCTTTCTGTATTTTTATTTTTTCTTCTACAATGTTGACTTTACTAAGCGCGTCCCCGGTAGGAACCGCTTGATCTAAATGAGCTTTAGACAAGTAGCCAAACGTACCCATAGACGTAATAAACATTAACACTACAACAGCAGACACAAGATAGTACTTAATTGTCTTATTTACGATATACCAATTTCTATACAACCAAGATACTGAAACAACCTTAGCCAATCCTAAAGACGCACCTAGAATTACAATTGGCCAAAACGCAGAAGCAAAAATAGTAGTGAGGCCAATAATAGAGTAATACTCTGCAACAGCTGATAGAAGAAGTGCAGTAAATAAAGCTACGTGATTAATGTTTATTTTAGATAGCATTTTAAGAGTTAACTATTTTTTTAACCTTGGTAATAAACTCATTCATTTTTTGAGTTCTGTTTGGCCAGTAAATATATTCTTTTGAGTCATCTTTGGCAAGATTAACAAGGAGAGGCATGACCATTTTATAAAGTTGCTCAAGTTTACCTTTGTATGTCTCTTCAATTTCTGCTAACGCTTGATCTTTGGAAGTAACTTCTTGCTGGAGCTGTCGCTCCATTGCTTTAAGCTCATCTTCACTAACTGCAGAGAACCCAAAATCGTTTGAATCCATGTCAAACATGTCATCAATAAGTTTCTTTGTCATCCGAAAAATCCTTCTAATGTACTATGTCTTTCGGTCTTCCATCCAATAGTATCTAAAATAGATGAAAGAGGTTCAAGGAATGCTTTTTCAAACTGCTTATCGTAATCGATAAGTGAATCCAGATTCAGTTCTTTGGGCAGCTTGCCCGGGGTAGAAATAACGTGCTCGCCGAGATAATTAGGAGTTTTAAGATAGCAGAATTTTATCTTTTCTCCCGAATAGATTAAATCATATTTATTATCTAGGCCTTTCTTTTTTAAGTGATTGTTATACAGCAATGCACCTTTCACGTGAATAGGTGTTCCTAGCTTGAACACCTTAATTGTATTTTTACTATTATCAGACCACTTTTCTAAGTCCTTACAGCCTCTAGGAAACGATACATCTTCAAACGGAAGCTTGGAAAACTTCTCCCTCTCTTCGGCAATATAATCAATCATTTCGTCTTCAGACTTGGTCATAATAATATTGAAAGCTTTTGTAATACTATTTCTTACTGACTGAGGGGTTGAGCTTCTAACCGCTTCCACACCCATCATCTTCAGCTTTGGTTCTGAATAACGAACGCCCTCGTTATCATATACATTCAAGATGTATCGCTTTTTTGCAATAAAAATACCTTTATTAGCAATCGCCTCACGCTTCATCTTCATCTTCTGGGCGTAAGCATTTACATATACTGCAAGCTCATCATAGTACTTGTTAAGCTGCTTTTCAATAACATCGTTGCAATATTTGTTAAGTATGTTAACTTTTTCATCTATAGATTTGTCTTTGTCAATGTACTTGTCTACGACCCCACTTAAATTTAAATACATTGAATCGGTATCGACAGCTATAACATAATCAACGTTCGTTGTGCCAAGTTGTTTGTTGAGAAATTCATTCATCTTGTTCTCGGCCCATCTAATTGAAAGCTGGCCAGACTTGGTGATAGACTCAGCAAACCTAATATCATACCATCTAAAGAACTTGTTTGCTAAAGCACCGTAAGCGGAGTTAAGTTGAATCTTTTTAGCTAGTTGCATGTTGTGAAATCTTGCAATTTCTTTTTCTAGCTCATATGTCTTTTCCTTTTCAAACTTTTTCTTCGCTTCAATCATCTGATTTTTATACTTGACTCGATCATCATACATCTTCTGCATTAATTCAGAAAGAAATCCTTGTCGATCTTTATCGTAGTAACAACCAGAGGCAGCAACTGTATAGTTTGAAGACTCTATTTCGTTTCGAATACCAAAGTCATTCAAAGCTCCATTAAGAATTTTATCTACCCCGTCACTTGTAGCAAGAGAGGAGAACATTCCTTTATACGTCTCTGGTGAAATATTATACTGCATGATTAGGTGGGGGTACAGACTGTTTAAGTCAAATGAGCATACCCATTCATGCATACCAATTTGTGGATCCTTTACATAAGCGCCTACGATAGGATTATCTTTTTGGCGCTTGGATGGATCAAACATCGGTACTACAATATTTTTCTGCTTCAGATAATTTGTAATAATAATGTCCCACATCCGTACAGATGTAAATGTGTCAAGATAGTTTACTTTTGCATCATATGCAATAGCGAATACCTGCTCGATAAACTTTAACTTATCATCAAGCATGTCCACCAGCTCAACGTCTCGAATATTGTAATTTACATAATTTTGAAAATCGTTATTATAGAAGTCGGTAAGATTTTCATAACCTAACTGCTCATAATCTAACTTTTTCTCTCCCAGCTCTAAGTCACAAATAAAGTCCAGCTTGTAACTCTCTCGCATCGTAAAAGAGAATTTTCTGTACAGTTGGAGATAGTCTAGAATGGTAATGCCTACAATAACCGGAATGATAATTTGTCTTCCTGCGATCTCTACCTCTCGTTCGTCCAACAGACCCCAAGGTGATAATTTTTTAGCCGACTCAGGTCCCAGTATACGACTAATTCTATTAATCATATACGGCATATCAAAGCCCTCTACGTTCCACCCCGTTACAATATCTGGGAGGTACTGCTTTGATCTCCATATTGTGAGGAACTTGCTCAGTAGATCAGCTTCATCCTTACACTTTATAAATGTAACTGATTCCTTTTCCGGTGTATAGTCCTTCATAGCCAACACTACACTCTTTCCGTTTTTTCGTACAGTAAGAGATGTAAGAGGTCTATCGGCTTTAGTAATATCAGGAAACCCTCCCGTAGCTTCTATCTCAATATCAATTGTGACTACGGAGATGAGGGCGGGGTCGTAATCTATTTCACCAGGGTAGTGATCATCGATAAAGTTGTAGAGAAAGTTTGTATTACCATACATCAACTTGCCAGACACATCCCTAAATTGCTTGATGTACTCTCTAGCTTCGTAAACGTTCTCAAATTCTTTTTTATAAACAGTCTTACCATCAATAGATTTGTATTCTTCTATTGAGGTTTTATCGTTTGTGAAGATGTATGGTGAGAGAGGGATTGAACGTTGAATTTTTTCTCCGTTCTCAAACCCTCTTAATAGAATATCGCTTCTGTACTGATGTACGTTTGTATAAAAATTCATAACTATCCTTATCGTACTCCGAGGCTTTCCTACACGAGTACATCAATTATATTTTAAATCAGGCAATCAATCCAGATTTATAAACTACCTTACCGTTCTCTCTCATAGCAGTCAGTGTCTGACACTTAAGATCAGATGGGTTATAAGAAACATGAACCCATCCCGAGTCAGGAACACCGGGAGTATAAAATTCTAGAATAACTTGAGTATACCAGAAGTTTTCAGAAATATACTTGGCGAGGTCATAATTTGCAATGCCCGGGATTTCAATATCCGCAGCTTGACCCCTGCAATGGTCTGATGTTCTCGACCCCCCGACAGCAGCGTTAACGTTAGGGTGTCTAAACCCTGAGTTAACTTTGATACCTCTACCGTAAGCGTTTCTAAGAGGCTGGAGAATATTTTCGCAAAGGAGTCTAAGATTTTCAATCTCTGCGTCTCCTGGAGTATTATCTAAACCATTTCTAAGCGCTGTCTCACTCTTGACCATTTCAGCCAGGGAGAAATTTTCAGTAAGCTGCATTGTTGCTCCTTATTTTGCTTTAGGTGCTTTTACTACTTTAGCTTTGCGAACGGTCTTTTTGGCTGCAGTTTTTACTTCCTCTACTGCAACTTTAACATCTGCCTGATCAACCTTACCGTCATTATTAAGATCGAAAGTTTTATTTTTCTTGTAGACGTAGAAAGCGGCTCCTGCCACAGCTATCGCAATAATAATTAGAATTTCCATGTTACCCTCCTTTTGTTGAGTATATAGGAAACAAAGGCCCCGAAGGGCCTATGTTAACTAGCAGGTTTATTACCGTACAGATCGTTTAAAATCTCTTCCAGCTCTTTCCTGCTTTTTACGTAGGGATGGAGCATGGCTGCAGCTTTGTAACGATTATACTGCTCGGTAATATCAACTAATTTGTCAAGAATTTTTCCGAAGAAGTTCATTTTTCAGACGCTTCTGTTAGCAACTGTTTCTGGCTAACTTTTGCGGCTGATTCATCAACGATGTCAATTTTCTTAGCAGGAATCATTTTAGCCATATTTTCAAGAGTTACCTTGAGCATTCCATTGACTAAAGAAGCGTTTTTCACTTCTACAGAATCAGCTAGTTTAAACGAACGAGAAAACGATCTCTCCGCAATTCCCTTGTACACATAGTCGCTATCATCGGAATGTGAAGCACCGGAGATCTTTAGAGTATCCCCAGACAAATCAATGTCTATATCGGCTTTACTAAATCCTGCAACAGCCATTTCTATTGTGTACTTTCCCTCGTCAACTTTTTTAATGTTGTATGGAGGCCAATTAGGAATAGATTTAGTAACGTTATTTTGTAAAGTGGCTAGCTCGTTCCAAAGACGATCAAAACCAATAAAATTACGCTCGAAATCTTTAAAAAAGGGTACTGTAGTATTCATATTTTTCTCCTTAAGCAGTGGCTTTGTAGGGCTTCAGAGCTTTCTCGAATGCACCGAAAAAATCAAATTTAGAAGCAACATCGATCATTTCTTCTGCGGCTGAAACAGACTGACGAGCAAACTGAGCCTGAGCATTAACAAACTGCTGAAGAGGTGCGCGAAGCATTTCTTCTTTTACAAAGGTGTTAAGGAATTGTGTTTTTGCGTATTGAACGGAATCAATAGCCGTGTTGAGATATGTGTTCATATGTTCTCCTTTTAATTAAGCGAGTTATAAAATACCGACCCTATTGGCATCGGTATATTATTTATAATCCCTTTCGGGGTAAAAATCAACTATTTTTTACGACCAATGTTGTATTTTGAGACCAGCTCCCAGTCATCTTTTTCTTTGTATGGGAGAACTTTTATTTGGGATAAAAGTGCTACTGGCTCTCTTGTCTTTGAAGGATCAATCAACTGCACCAGGCCCCACTCGGCAACCAGGTTAGCGATCGTGTTTCTCCTACCCTTATCTTCGTCAGAAAAATTAGATGGTTTTCCATCTAACATAAAAAGCTCTTTAAAATGTACGATATAATACCGTCCTTGCTTATGAAGGATATGGCATGATTGATATAATTTTCTATCTTTTCTCGACGCTACACCAATTCTGGTTAGCGTTTCTCTAATCTTTAAGAAGTCATCCTCACTGACTAGCTTGACTTCTACCAGTGAATCTAAAATACTCATTATCCACCTTTTTGTAATTTTAATTTTATAGTATGGATTTGATCTACGGAAAGAATGTCTAGAGCTTGCGCGGCCTTTTCATTGCTATAACCATAATACTCTTTTACTACATCTAGATCATTACTATCCTGCTTTTTCACCCATTTTGCAAATCGCTTGGCGGGCCTGATACTATTTAGCATATAGTAAAATTGCATCTTATTATCCAAAGTCGCATTGAGATTCATCTCATTTGCATAGAGAATAGTATCTTTAAAATAAGAAAAAGTCTTATTAGAGTACCAAGAACTATAGCCGTCCTCCATGAGCTTGGGATTATCGGGATCTTTCATAATATCCCTACCAGCATTAATGGCATTTATATAATCAAACGGATTCATAGAAAGCCTATTCTACTTTCTTTGGGCTTGTACGTGTTTCTCTGTTGATAAAATATTTCAGCAAGAGAGTATGAAGTCTTCTCTTTATCCTTTGTAAATTTAACATCTAACTTATTAGCAAGTTTCTGTGCTTGTTCTTCTGTGTAGTTATCAAAATTAAGAATATCAAAACATCTGCCCGGGCGAGTAAGAGCAGGGTCGATGTCCTTAATAGAAGGAAGGTTGGTAGAAAAAATTAGTTTCTTTCCCTTCATTGTAATTAACCCGTCTCCAACGTTAAGAAAGCGATGCATCATATGATTACCATCTTTTCTTGATTTAAGAAAATTATCTGCATCTTCAATTACCATTACGCCCGCATCATCTTCAATAAACCGGGCAAAGATGTAATCTTTATCTAAAATTTTCTCATCATACGTTACCATAGCATTCTTCTGCGAATGAAATAGTAGCCCTCTTATAAATGTAGTTTTACCAGTCCCTGGGGGCCCGATGAGGAGTAAAATAGAAGCAGAGGATTCTAGAAATCTATCGTAATACTCTGAAATAGTTTCATTGCCTAGAAAAGGATACATTTCTGTGATAGGAAGTTTTTCTCCTGTTAAAGGAATGGTTACAGAACTTCCATCATTTCCATAAACCCATTCTACATGACAAGAAGCTGTAACAAACTTGTCTGCCATAGCTTTGTATTCACGGTCGATAAAATCTTTTGTACCGTAAATTTTAACTGTTACTGATGTGTGACTAATCGTGTAATCAATAAACCCCTCACCGCTCTTTTTAATAATAATTCCTGCCAATGAGCCAAACTCAACAACAGTCCACTCATCGCTAAACAATCGAACAAAAACAACCCAATCTTTTTCTGACACCACAAAATTTTCTTCTTTTTGATATGTGCTTTCACAAAGAAAATTAGTTCTGAAATCTAGTAGTTTAGAAATGTAATGGTCGTTTAGAGATGTTCCTGCGAGAAAGAATTCATCTCGCCCCTCTATTAAAGACGCGCTTTCATCTATAGTACTCATTTGTTTTTTGTTTGCTCCATCAAAATATTTTCTATCATCAGAAGGGTCGTACACAATATTAGTTGACATGCCCCATCGTTGTTTTCTAACCCCCTTTTTTCGTTTAATTGTATTTCTCTTCCTTTTTCTCCTCAGTACTCTAGTTAAAGATGAGGCCTCATCTTCGATTTGGGTTAAAAAATCTAAAAAATCTTTCATTTAAACTCACATTCCACCATCAATTCAGTGAGACATGCGACAATATTAACTTCCTGATCTGCTACAAATGCTGCTTTGTACTGATAATCGGCGATAATCAAAACTAGCTGTGGTATGGAGGATGGCTTTAAAAATCCTGATGCAGCGTCGTACAGCCGTCTAAAGAAAACAGTACTATCAATGTCAAGGTTCTCTCCCGCCCATTTTCTTATGCCAGTAAAGTTCTTCTCTTTAAGCATATCAGTCAATTCTTTTAACTTCTCATCTTGAAAACTAGACAGTATGCCGGTGTCAATTTTTCCAGCTGCGCTATAACGCTGTAATTCATTGAGTACTCTTCTAAAGTCCGGAAAATATTTTTTAACTACTTCCGCCACTGCCTTCCCATCGGCATCAACTCCTTCTTTCTTTAGAATATCAACTACTCGTTTATAAAACGTAGCTGCAAGCTCGGGCTTGTCTTGCTGAGGAATTCTAAATTCTACTACACTGCATCTAGAATGTAGTTCGGGAATAATTCTATTTTTATAGTTACAGGTTAAAATAAATCCGCAATTCTTAGAGTACTCCTCCATGAAGTTTCTAAGAGCGGGTTGAGTTGAATTGGGGTTAAGGTAGTCAGCTTCGTCTAGAATAACGTATTTTCTACCTCCAGTGAGAGAGATAGATGAAGCAAATGCTACTATTTCAGTTCTTAAAGTATCAATATTTCCATACAAAGAGCCGTTGATGATCATATAGTTGCAGCCTAGCTGTTCAACCATAGCTCTTGCTATAGTAGTCTTACCCATTCCCGCCCTACCGGTAAGCAGAAGGTTAGGGATGTTTTCCTGATCTACAAACGTTTGAAAGGTCTTCTTTAGTTCTTCTGGAAGAATAACCTCGTTGATGGTTCGTGGGCGGTATTTTTCCACCCAGAGAAAGTCGTCACGCATAATGTCCTCATGTCAAATATCCAAATACATCTTCACTATCATACCAACAATCATATCCCTTAGATTTTAAAATGTCTAGTAAAAGTCTAAGGTCTATAAACTTATGTTCTATTTTAACTATTTCTGGTAATACACTCCAGCTGAATCCTTCTAATACTTTTAATTCGTGTCCTTCGACGTCTAATTTAAAAATTCCAATTTTATTAATATTGTACTTACTAATAATTGAATCGATAGTAGCAGTTGGTACTTCTTCAGTAATAGTAGGCCCTAAGTCGTATCCTAAATTTAAATTTCTATCAATTAAGTTGCTAGAATTATTAGTTAAGTGACTAATTCCTCTCACCCATTCTTCTTTTACTAGTTCAGGCCCTACAAACTTAATTGATGTCTTTCCGATAGTATTGGAAGCAGCGCATTGCTCAATTTCGACATTTCCATAATCGCTAAACCTATTTCTAAGTTTTTGAGCATAATAAGGAACAGGCTCTACAAAAAGAGTTTGATGTTCTGGATTGGGATTAATATTATCGAAATCACATGCTCCAACTTCGATATCCCAGGTAAGACTACTCAAAGGTTGAAGTTGCTTCTGTAGCGATCCAGTAAGTAACATATTTGCCCTGTAGTTCAGCTAGACCCTTCTTAGAAATTTTTACCTTATAGCTGTCATTAATAAGCTTAAGATTATTTTCTTTGATTATTACTTTAAATTTAGAGTCTGTAGTACCTACTTTTACTTTAAAAGTATCACTGCTTGGATTTTTAGTGTTTACCGTTTCAAGGTAGATGTTTCCATCGTTACCAGAAATTGCGACCTCGCTATACTTTAGTACTGCCATTGCTTTGAGTAAGCTGCTCAGCGTAGACTCGGGCAAGTCAAACTCAACATCAAACGAAGGAAGTTTAAGCTCTTTCTGTGGATAAACGATCAGTGATTCTTCACCAAAAGTGTAGTTTACTTGCTGGTCGTCTTTTTTAATCTCTAAGTGATTGTCCTTGACATCTAGCGTAGGAGTTTCAAATAAAGATAGTACACTTAAAAATTTACTGAGCTCGGCAATTGCAAACTGCTTTGGTATGCTCTCAGCAATGGTTGCTTTAGCTATAACCGTTTGTACAGGTGACATTGTAGAAAGACTATTACCCTCCTTGAATACAATGGAGGGATTAATAGTAGAAAAGTTCTTCAATATATTCAACGTTCTATTTTCAAATTGCATAATATAAACCTCTCAATTAAACCTTCTTAACTTGTAACTTCTTTTCCTTCTTTAATGCGGCTACATCAGCGGTTGCAGAAGCTCCAATCTGTGCTAGATCAATTAAGCTTCCTCCAAACACGTAACTACCTACGTGCTGTAACTTCATCCAAGGACAGAACCATACCTTCATTCCTGCTTTAGCTGCGTGGTAGCAGAAGTTATAATCTTCTGACAGATAGCGTTTAGAGACAGGGTCAATAATACAGTCAAAGTAAGCCATAATTTCTCTAGAGCCATCGAAATGCTCTGTGCGTACGTGATCAGGTTTATATGACAGTTCAGGGTATGCTTTTGCATACTCATCAAACGTTTTTCTACGTGCCATAAAGAACCCAGTACCAATCTCTAACACTTCAACAGGCTCTCCCAAGGGAATCTGAGTAGTATTATGCTTGGGGTTAAACACATAATCGCCCACGTAGTTTTCTAACTTGTTAGGGTCTTCATCAGCAAAGCCTTTATCAACCGCTGCTTTAATTTTTTCCCAAGAAATACATTTCTTAGGATAAGGTCCACCCATAACATCATATGGGCTCTCATCTGTCATCAAAGCTAACATTGCAATTACATCCTGAGGATTAAAACCAATATCAGAATCAATGAACATTAGATGAGTAGCATCTGAACGCATAAACTCATCAACGCAGTAGTTACGGGCTCGAGTAATTAACGACTCGTTAAACAGATAATAAAGCTGCATTGGAATTTGATAACGAGAACAAAATGCCGAAAGATCAGCAATAGATCTGGTGTACATGCCCGCGCACTGCCCACCGTACATAGGAGTTGCTACGAACAGTTTTTTCTTTTGTAAGTCTTCAATTTTAATTTCTAATTTCATTATTACACTCCATATTTTTTATCGTGATCTTTGCCAATACCATACGAACCATCATACATTGTAAGCGCTTCGGCGTTAAAGCTCAAATACTGTCCAATGCGAGTACCTTTCTTAATTTTCGCTGGACCCACCGTAACATGCATAACGCCTGCCATAACACCATGATAGCCAGAGTCGTAAAGACCTGAAGTAATAAAGCAGCCGTTCCTATTAAGAGTACTACGAGTAATAACCCAACCAGCTTCACCTTCACCGACGTTGATGATGTTTTCCATGACAACCTCGTAGTGACCAGGCTCCAGGTAATAGAATCCCTCGCTGTCAGGTAATAGCTCTTCAGTTCCTCTATGGGTCTTAGTTTCATTTGTAACCTCAAATGCATTAGATAAAATTTTAAATACCTTACCGAGTCTCAAATCAACAGCATTAGGTTGACTATCGCCTTTTTGTACGTTGGTAAGGGTGCTTTTAGAATCAGGGCCGAGTATATGCTTCATTCATTCTCCAAAATAATAAGGATTTTCAACAGTATCAAATTTAGCTTTTACGGAAAGAGAATTTCTTGAGAAGTCCATTTTCATGACCGTATTAGGAGCAGTTTCCCTACTTCCCTCAAATTTAGTTGATGACAAATTCAATTCATTATCGATGAACATTGGCGAAATTTCATTACGAAAAATATTCAGTGAAAGGTCATCCCTATCATAATATAAACAGCTAAACGTACCGTCAAACTCATTCAAGTTATCAAAACTCGTACGAATACTTTCTAGTATCTGCATTGTATCCCACGATGTATTATACTTAGCTGCGTTTTCCTTGACGACCTCAGCTTTTATAATACCATTGTGCCATAATGCTTTCAAAGGCCATGTTTCAAATTTATCTTTTATAATTGCAGGGTGAACTGCTTGCTCTGTTCTTACCTCTGTGGTGGGAGCTTGTACGTGCACAATTCCGTAATTGTTAGGAGGTATGGTATGTCGGGATAGATCGATTGTTCCTAACTTCTTTACTTCTACCGTAAGGATGCCGGTGGTGATGTTATAAAGTGAGAATGAGTAAGAATGAGAACCTCGATACGAATTTAATTCAACTAATTTTTTTAATGTATCAATTCTTTTTGATCCGATGATAGCGCACATACCAATCCTTTTTTAATCATACAATCAATCTCAATTATAGTGTTTCTTGCATTTTTGTGCAAGATAGCATACCCACCTGCTTCCCTAAAAGGATTAACACAAGCTACCGAATCATCTATTAATAATGTTTCTTCTGTTGCGTAGTCAGATTTTTCAGACTTTGTGGCAGTGAAATTGTAGGGGAGAGAACCAAAGCCTTTATTGTACAGCCATTCTATTTTCTGAAGCCTTACTTGATTGGCGTTGGATTTGTTAGAAATGCAAGATAGTATTTCGATGTCAACATCCATGTTAGCTAGACCCTGAAGTAATAAAAGAGCGTCTACCATCAGAGGAATGTTTACAAAGCCTTTTTTATTTACAAAGTCAAACCAATTGTCTTTATTAGGATCTTCTCTACAAAAACACCCGTACGTGCTAGAGTATAATTTGTCAAAATCAGCGATAACGCCGTCCATATCTAAGTAAACAGTTTTTATCATTTTATTAATTTGTCCCAAGGAATGTCAACTGAGTAGGGTACAGGGTCCTTCAGTTTAGCTTTACTAAAGTTAGCAATACGCTCACTGCAAGAAGGGCACTTACCGCAACTTCTGCCTGCAGAATCAGGATTATAGCAAGTAAGAGTAAAATCGAGTTTAACATTTCCAATCTCCTTTGCAATTTCTAATTCTTCATACTTCGACAGGTGACTGAAAGGAGCAAGCAGTTTGACTTTATGAGTTCTATTTTGCTCGGCGACTGCATTCATACTATCGACAAACTTTTGTGTAGTATCCCAATAACCATATTCGTCGTGTACTTGTAAGCCTGTAAATACATAAGGCGCATTGTGTGATTCTGCAAATGAGAATGCAAGCGCGTTTAGAATCATATTGCGAAACGGTACATAAGTTTTAGGCTGCGGATCACCCAACACCTCTTTAATAGTTGGCATGTTTACATCAGAACCTGAAATGTTAGCAGATATTGGTTTAGCAATCTCACCAAGAATAGCTAGGTCTAGTACGTGATGCTGAATGCAAAGATAGTCACAAGTCTTTTTAGCTAACTCTAACTCTCGCTTTTGTTTTTGACCATAATCAAATGAAAGAGCAATAACCCTAGAATACATCTCGTTAGGACGGATGCCGTACTTTGCCTTTAGTATATAAGTCATTATCGTGCTATCTAACCCACCGGACAGCACAGACACAACGTTTTGATTGTATTCTATGTTGGGTAAACTGCTAACAGCCTTGTCTAGGTTCATCATCAAATATACTCATTTGTAGATTAATATCATTTTCTTTTTTTACTACTCGTTCCTGCTGAACTCGATGTAAATAAACTACTGCATCCATAAGTTCTTCTTTAAGATGCTGTAGCCACTGGTCCATATCAAGATCAGTTCTTTCTGTTGTGGTATTATACTTTTTAAACCCGTGGAGGGAGCGTTCTACAAACTCCTCACAAATTTGATTTACATTATTGTCAGGTGATTTCATTGTCTTGGGGTCTTTGTAGAAGGTACTGCTGCGTTAATAATAGAATGATCATAGAGTAGGCTGTTAGAAGAAGCACGTACTGGGTTAATATCAATTCCTCCTCTTCGAGTATATAAACATCCCACTAATAGCTCTTCTGGTTCAAGTAAATCCCAGAGACGTTTGTAAATACACTCGCAAATTTCTTCGTGAAAGTGATTCTCTTTTCTCATAGAGATAATATAACGGAGTAAAGATTCAGCTGTAACTCCTTTCTTACCTTTCATATGAATATAGACATCACCCCAATCAGGCTGATTAGTAACACGGCAGTTTGAACGAAGTGAATGAGAACGCCACTTTATTGCATATTGTTCTTTTGTTGGAATTACTTCTAAGATGTCAGCCGATTCATTGTAACGATCAAATGACATATTTTCTACATCACAATAAAACTCTAATGAAATAAAATCGCCGGCGAATGGTTTAACTGTATCACCCGGATTAATAAACAAACAAGCTTTTACCGGTGTCCTATCTCCGGTTGCTTTTTGTAAGTCCTCTTCGATCATTCTTTCAATCTTATAAATCTCGTCTTGTGTATCAATTAGACGGGCCATATTAAAAGAATTAAGATAGAGCTTGACTGATTTAGACTCAACAATGTTCGGTGAGTGACAATCATATACAAATTTTAACCATCCTGAAATAGGAAAGCCGTTTTTAAGTAGGGTAGAAAATTCGTACGAGTTCCAACTATCTCTCCCTGCAAACGGTAAGCGCCTGTCATCTAATCCATAAGCTGTACGATTAAGTTGTCTAGGCACAGCTACTAACAGTGAAGGATCAACCTCATCAGGTGTTACGTATGGCTTTACTACTGTACCATCTCCAGCCTTACCTAGGTGAACTGATACTAATCGATTAAGTTCTTCTTGATTATTCATTATGTTTTTTCCTATGTTCTAATTCTGTATTATAGATGTCAAGAATAAATTGAGTGCGTTGTCTTACCGAACCTGTCACAAATAAAAAGTCTATGCTATGTACACTCATAACATCGTTGAACGTTTGTACTATATCATCTCTAAACTTTATATCTGTACTTCTTGTTCCGTCGTCTTCTATATCAAACTCCGGCACAATATAAAATAAAAGATCATACTGGCGTATGGTCTTTTCAAAAATTCTATATGCGTAATCTAAAGTTTCTTGACTAATTTTATCTTTTTGTCTCAGATACTTTGAATAAACTAAACCATCCAAAGAAGTTCTATCTGTAATCATATTGTCATGCATGTACAGATTAACTATATGCTCTTGCATTATTAATCTTTGAGTAATATCGTTGCCGTGCTCATTAATTAACAAGCCATAGCTTTTTACTCTACGAGTAACTTCGTCACAGATAGCATATTCCTTAAAAACAGGTTCTGATCTTAACGCGTTAAGTAAAGTAGTTTTACCTACCGATTGTGCTCCACTAATTCCAATTCTCATTCAATAATAGCCTCGTCTTTAAAAAGTCTACCCATAATTCTATAGACCTTTCTTTTAATTTGCCAATTAAACTATCTAATGTTTCATTCTCTTCTATCAAGCAGGAATGAAGTCTCATAATTTCTCCCTCATCTACTTCGGGTGTAACGCGATGTATTACAGTCCCTGTGGAAGGAAGTTTTAATTCAAGAGCTTTCTTTTGAGGGTCTTTTCCTTTTAGTACGGGATAAGTTCTAATGTCTCCTGGATGTCCGTTATATACTTCAAACTTTTCACAGATGTCGGCCGGTAGAATTCTTAAGTACCCGTGAAGAGTAATTAACCATTTTTTACTACTATACTCTTCTCGTAAAAAATCCATAATAATATCGTGTTTCCACTTCACGATATTAAAATTGCTTGTACCTGGATGATAGGTTAGTTCGTTTAGGTTATTAGTAAACACAACAGTAGGCTGGAACCCTAACCGCTCACAAATTCCAACAAGCTCGGAGCCTGATTGGCTGAACATAGCTATCCAGCCCCTTCTCATAGGGAGTTCATCCATTACAGATAGCTCGGAAGCACTCGATGTTGTAAAGGATCTTTTCCAAAGTTCCATCATCCACCTCTTGATTGATCATAGTGAATAATTTTTGAGAGGGCTTATCTTCTAAACCGTCCTCCCCTCTATACCTCATTCCCTTCAAGCCCGCAACGACCGGGTTTGAAGTATCGATAGAATCGAGCCAGGTAAAATCACGGTATGAGGAAAATTCTTGAGGTAGGCCACATCCGAGGAGGTGATGAGGTTTCTGTGTGTTGATAATCCCGGAATGGAGTAAATGGTGCAGAAGTGCGTCCCGTCCGTACATGTAATGATGATACACTGTCGGGAGTTTTCCATTAATATATTCATCCACAAAAAAGGAATAGTCAAATGAGAAAGCTACTTTATCCACTCGAGGCTCTACTTCTTCGTAACACCAGATAATATCTTCTAAACTTTTACCTTGAACTACTCCGATAGTTTTACAACCGGCGACTGGCTCCCAGTTAATAAGGCGAGCTACAGTTGCTTCTGCATCTTCAAGAACATCTGGAATAATGTAATAATCAGGCATTAATTTTTCAATCCAACCTCTATACTTGTCAGAATTAAATGCCTCTCCGAGTTCGAAGATAGAATTATCCAGAATGATCTCTCGACCCTTTTCTTTTGCTCGTTTAAACTTATTCCAATACTCTTCACTCTCTTCAAATAAATGCACTAAAGCATAATCGTAATCCGTTACTTCCTGTACGTGATTGAAAATAGAAAGAGGTGCTTCATGTGCAATTTTAACCATTAAGATTATACTCCTGTTGGGCGTGTACTCGGTCACGCTCTCGTTTTTGATAATATTTTGTACCTAGAAATTCCATCCGTGTAATAATTTCATTAACCTGGGGTTGTTCTAGTTTTACAATTTCTGTTACACCGCTTATTTTTTCCTCAAGCCAGAAATTTTTAGGATAAAAAGCCTTGAACGCTTCTTCCACACCTTTCATCTCTTCTATAGGCCCGGCGACAGTTTTCATAATTTTAATTTCCCACTTACTGTACTGTTCAGGTGAGTGCTTAAAGCGATCTAATGCATCCCAAGAACCAGTATGCCCAAACTTATAGAAGACCTCCTTGGTCTTCTTATCAGTAAACCTAGCAAAGTACATCTTACCTATACTCATAACACCATCCTTAATAATCCAATTGTATCAATTGTGGTAAGTAACAAGTAATTTGCTAAAAGTCCAAAAGATCTTCGCGTCCAAGATGCCCATGCATATAATGCACAGCCGGTAATCCAAATAGGATAGAGAGCGAGTAAAGGAGGATTGGGTACAGTAAGAGCCATAGTGATGCTGCAGCCAATACTAATAGCCCAGGCCAGGACCTCAATAGCAAAGCGTAACCTATTCGATTTAAAGTCGTCTTTAATCCACTCAAAGATTCCACCAATGACACCTTCATTCATCAAACCCCCTTACCCTCACCTGCTAAAAAGTAATTAGTTACTTTTTGCATCATAACTGTTTTACTCTGAGTGCGGTTAAGTTCGTCTTTGAAACGAAGCTTTGTAGCATCTTTACCGCTTGACTGCTCAATAATACTAATGCACTGCTCTCTAAACATTTCAACTGATGCTATCGGAAATAAAGCGAACAATTGTGTCATTGTTTCACTACCAATACCATCTTCCTTGACGCGGTTACGAGAGTTAGATTGAGTGCTGAGTTGCATTACGGTCTCCTTAGTTAACATATTAATTATAGTATAACTCGGAAATTAATACAACCCTACACTCTGCTCCGGTATTAAAGCTTCTCTCCATACGTCTGCTGTAGTGCTATGTTATCAAAAAACTCTTTCTTTACTGACGCGTCATGGAATTGTCCGTGTAGTACGGTAGTCTGCGTAAGCGATGACTGAGCCATAATACCTCTATTTTCACAACATCCGTGCTTGGCGGCAATATAAACAGCAACGTCTGGTGATTCTGTTGCTTGCATAATTGATTTTGCAATTTGATTGCAAAGTTCTTCTTGAAGTGTACCCCTTCGAGCGTGCCACTGAGCAATGCGTGTGTACTTGGAAAGCCCAATTACTTTACTTCCAGGGATGATACCGATATACGCTACACCTCTCACAGGTTGATGATGGTGTGAACAAAGAGATTTAAGCTCTGACCGTACCACAAGCATACCCGAGTATCTGTCTTCACTGTCATTAGGAAACGCGGTAGAATCAGGTGCAGGGTCGTATCGTCCGGCCATAATTTCATTATAGTACATTTTTGCCAGACGCTTGGCAGTACCCTTTGAGTTGGGATCTGTTTCACGATCAATGAGTAAAGTATCTAGTACCTGCTCAAAAGCTTCTGTTGCCTCGTTAATTAAGTGTTCTTTATCACTTTCGTGAAGATAATCACTGATATTATCTCCAGCCCAGAAACGCTTACCTTCGCGTTTCATTCTCTCTCTAATTGTCTGCGATAGATTTTTTTCCATTATTTAAAATCCTCAAGTTTCTTTGTGTAGTGCTCAATTTGATCTTTAAGATCTAATTTTTTCTTCTTTAGCATTTTTACATGCATATCATCATCGTACTGTCTATAGTGTACTTCTATTTGCTTGTCAACTGCTCGATGGATATCTTCTAAATGCATAATGAAATCTTGTAATTCACGCTTGGTCATCATAATTACAGTCCTTCAAATAAATTTTCTTTCCATTCTCTGTGGCCTTCTCTAAAAGCCATATTAGCTTGTGTTTCTCTTACTTCTACTCTAAAGCACCAGAGTCGATTTGCCTCTCCCGGGCCCCAGTAATCAGGAATATACACACCGTTGACATACCTGTAAAGCATATCAGCTAAACCCTCACAACCCAACCTTGGCAGAATAGTTAACTTGGCAAGCTTTTTTCTTTCTAATTCATGAAACATTTCAATCTCAGGATCGTCCTGTGCCACTAACAATGTATGATCAAATTGATGTTGTAGTATTTCTTTTAGTTCTTTAAATCCTCCGTAATCGGCTACCCAGTTACGAAAATCTAAATCATTGCTGCCAAACCAAAACTTCATCGAGAAAGCATAGCCGTGAATTAAATTACAATGTGAGTCAGCTCTCCATTGACGATAAGCTACCGGAAATGCATCTACATATTCTTTAGTTGAAACGTACTTGTATATTACGGGCTGTAAACTCATTTTTTCTCCCACCAAAAATCTAACCACTCAGGGGTCTCGTTTCTATTAATTTCCCACCCATAGTAGGTAGGAGTAAATCCTCTGGCGTTAATATTGTTGTACACTAAAGTAGCAGTATGTACCCCTTGATATGCTTTGGTAATATCATCGAGAGATACTCCTGTATCGCAGATATCATCTACTATCAATATTTTTTGATTTCTTTCGATAGCGGCTTTTATAATAGGATTTTGTTTATCTCTTACTCTAGAAACATTACTAGACCAATTCAGTGCAACAAAGTTAGAATCCAGTATGTGTGATAGTTGTACTGCGGGTACTAGCCCACCTCTTACTACTCCTGCTACTACATCATAATAAATGTTTGCTTTTTCAATAGCATAAACTATGGAAGATAGATCGTCCATGTAGTTGTCGTAATTATAATCCAACTTTTTCATCATGTACCCCAGGCATTTTTAAATAAGGGAATTTGTAAGCGATCAGAATAGCGCCAGCCCATCTTCATCGCAAGCTCTGCTACCTGTCTATTGTTAAGGTAATAAAGTTGCTCGGTCCCTCCACATGGCATAATGTATACTGGACCGTTAAACCCTGCAGCGCGATAATCATTTACAGCCTGTCTGGCTTCCTCAACGTCTTGTTCAGTTGCTACTACAAACTTAACATAGGTATACCCAATCGAACTATATTGAGCGATTACTTCCGGACAAATAGCATCTTCTCTTTTTTCTCCAGAGATAGAAAGTTTAGGGGATACTGAGAATGTTAGTTTATCGTAACCGCGGCCGTGGCGGGTAAACTCTTGAAACAAGTAGTCAGCAAAGTTTTCTGTTAACTGTTGAGTGCCGTTTGTTTCAAATGTGATTTCTTCCAGACCGATCATGCATTCTTGTTCAAGGAGATCTGGGTAGGAGCGTTGCCAACCTAATAGAGGTTCACCACCGGTAATAACTAGGTGCTCGTCTTGCCATTTCTTCTGTGGTAGGAGGTTAACAATGTCCTTAGCCAATTGGGAACACTCAATAACAGGACTAAGATGCTTAAAGCGAGGATCCCAGGAAGCGTAACTATCACACCCAGTATGAACAAGGGGAAGCTGGTCATACTTCGAATAATTTTCAGGATTGACTTTAAGGCGTTCTTCACTTAACTCCCCCCTGGGCATTCCAAAACCTGAACAGGTGAAATTACAGCCGTAAGTTCTTAGAAAGACTGAAGGTACACCCATATAGCGTCCTTCACCTTGAATACTATAAAACAGCTCTGATACTTTTAACTTAGACATATCACTCCTAGTTTACGTGGAAGGGCACGACCAATTATATAGCTAAACTTTCTTGCCTTTTTATTTGCCGTGAAATATTTTTTCTTTGGCGCATTGCGCGTTCAAGATGGATAATGTTTGCTCTCTTAGTATAATCTACGCCATTTAAATGATCCAGTTCGTGCATGAATGCTCTAGCTGTCATACCTGTATACGTTTCAGTTACGAACTCCCCTGTATACTTTTGATAACGTACTTTGATGGATTTAGGGCGTTTTATTTTTACAAACAAATTTTTAAAAGACAGGCACCCTTCATCTAGTAAGATTTGTTCTGAGGTTCGTTCTACTAGCGTTGGATTAAATACACCAAAAGGTTCTTGTGAAAAGAGAACAAAGCACCGATAAGGAAGACCACATTGATTTGCTGACAGTCCTAGACCTTTATAATGAACCATTGTTTCAATGAGGTTGTTCACCAGTTCACCTGGGTTAATCGGAGGATTGGAAAAGTCAAAGCGCTTAACTTCCTCATACAAAATAGGGTCGTCTTCTTTTACTAAGTCTAAAATCATGCTACCATCCTTGAGAAATTTTTATGCTTTTCAAATCTTAATACATGCTCAAACTTATCAAACAACTGATCTCCTTTATGGCTTATGATAAAGGTGTTAGTGTCAGAAGTAAGAGATTGAAGTATTTTAAGAAACTCGTCTGTGCCAGAGTTATCCAATGAGCTATCAAATACTTCATCCATAATGAGTAGATTAGTACTGGCAGAGTTACGTAGTTTAGCAATTGCTCTCCAAGTAAAAAGTAATGCCAAGTCAATGCGCATTTTTTCACCTTCCGAAAAACTCTCATAACTAAATTCATCTCTATACCTCGATTTAATTACTTCTTCAAAACTTTCATTCAATTCAAAATTGACAAAAAAGTCCATTGAAGCAAGATACTTGTTTATTAACTTATTCATAATAGGAACATACTGTTTAATAATTTTAGTCTTTATGCCAGTATCTTTCAACAGTACAGCAGCAATATCTAGTACTTGTTTGTCCTTTATATGATCCTCACGTTGCTGCAGCAACTCTCTCAGCGCTGCTTTTAATTGATTTAACTCTTCAGAATTGTCTTCACTGCTTGACGTGTCTTTCTCAAGTGCTTGAATCTCTTCTTTCAATCCAGAAATAAATTTATTCCATGTAGTTATTTGAACATTGGCATTTGAGATTTGAGTAGCAACGTCGGTTATCTTTTGTAGTGTCTGAGTAATTTCAACTAATCGAGCATTAAGACTATTATACTCTTCTGTGAGTTTGGCCTTCCCTTTACGGACTTCGTCAATCTGGGAATTATCCCTCTTAATAATCTCTTCCTTATGTTCATGCTCAATGCCCTGTCGGCAGGTAGGGCAGTCGTTATGGTCAGTAAAGAACTCTACTTCCTTTTCGAGTTTGTTAATCTTAGAATCAAGTTGAGTGGAAAGAGTCTCAAGTGTTCTGATTTTTCCCTGCACCTTACTCTGGTCTGAAATAGAATCATTGAGAGCTTTTTGTTCTTTCGTAAAAGCTGAAATCTCTGCTGTTACTCTCTCAATCTCTAAATCGTACTCTGAGATTTTTGTTTGCTTTTGTCTAATTAACTCTTCATTGTTTGTTTTTAGTACGCTGATGTGACGTTTTAACATTTCAATCTTTTCGCCTGCAAGTTTAATGTTATAATCAACATCAGCTATTTTATTTTTATTCTCTGTTATTCTATCCTTAAGAAGAGTATTCATTGTAGAGAAGATTTGAATGTCTAGTAGATCTTCAATAATTTCTCTCCTATTTTGTGCTGTGAGTTGCATGAACGGCACAAACGAGGCGCTCCCTAAGATAACAATTTGACTAAACGACTTATGATTTAATTTTAAAATATTTTTCTCAAACATTTCTTGATATTCTTTTGATTCGGCGTCTTGATTAATAAGCACGCCGTTCTGATAAATTTCAAAAATGTTTGGCTTGATTCCTCTCCTGACCTTATACTGCTTGCTTCCTATCGAAAATTCTAAAACTACTTCAAGCCCTTTCTGATTAATAGAGTTAACCAATTGAGGTTTATTAATCTTACGGAAGGGTTTGCCATACAGCGCAAACGACAATGCATCCAAAATAGTAGATTTACCCGACCCATTTTCCCCTACAATCAAAGTAGAGCGGTTACGAGTAAAATCTATTTGTGTGAATGCGTTACCGGTTGATAAAAAGTTTTGCCACTTAATATTACGAAAATATATCATCCATTAAACCATTGAGGGGTTGGCCGGTTAGTCCAGCGAGCAAACGATGCCTTAGCACCCTTGTAATAATTTCTATAAGATTGTACCACATCAGTAACTTTATATTCGTCTGGCATCGCTGGGGGAGGCTCCGATAGCCAGCTACTACGAGGAATATTATTAGGAGGTTCCTTAAGAATATCTATAAGCCCATCACGCTGTACTTTATGAATTTTACCATACCGGTGGGTATATTCTTTGCACAGCTCACCTAACAACAACCATAACCACTTGTAGTGATCATAACTAGAGCGTACCCAGACGGCAGATGGGTGATTTTTATGTGTCAATTTGTAAATAGGTTTAATGACCTGATCACCGTCAAGCATGTGATGGGCATTGGATAATAGTTGAGCTGTCTCAAGTATCATCTTTACCACATGTTTATCACAGTGCTGACGAGCACATTCACCTGGCTCATTACTAAGAAAAAAAATATTCATAATTATTCAACAGTTAGTGCTTGATTGTATAGACTTCTTAATAAAGTATCCAACTTAGGTTTGTCAACATCTAGTTGTAATTGATCCACATACTTGTTTAAGATGGTAAGAGTATCTTCTGCCTCGTTAACGATATCTGAATCATCTTCTAAATTAAGATTAAGATGATCTTCTACTACTTGCATATCTACTACCCCAGCTCGCTCTAATTTCTCAATGAACATTTCAAACCAGTGAGTGTTTGTTTTGTTCTTGATAATTACTTTAACTATAGAGTTTTTATATTGATCAAAATCATCTACTATAACGTCAGTAATGCTCTTATTGAGGTCATCGTACCATATTTTCTTAAACATTATAAAGGGGTTTGGAATAAACTCCAACTCACGCGTTTCTGTATCTAAGATATGAAAACCTTTTTGATCGTCAAAATCTGACCAGGTCATTTCGTACGGGGTACCTACGTACGTAATATTACCTTTTGTTGACTTGTGATGAAAATGACCGGAAAGTACTAAGTCAAATTTACTGAATACATTTCTATCAAGACCTTCTTCGTTCAACGCACCTCTGTGCATTTCAAAGCCTTGAATTTCAAAATGCCCCATAACAATTTGAGCTTTAGTGTTTTCCAGTGCATGGAATACTTCCGTTTGATTTTCTGGACATATCCAGGGCACTAAGAGAATAGTTGTGCCGTCAAAATCAATCTCAGTTGGCTTGTGTACTTGTTCAATGTTAGAGTACTCGTTTAGAAGTAAATCTAAAGAGTTAACAGCGTTGGTATTTTTATAGTAAGTGTCGTGATTACCTACAAGTACTCGAGTCTTGTAAGCGCAGTTTGCTTCCCAGAAGAAGTATTCTCTGCAATATTGAAGTGATTGGAAATTTATAAACTTGCGACGGTCAAATACATCACCTAACTGAATAATATTTTCTATATTGTTTTCAGCAAGATAGGGAAAGAATACATCTTTATAAAATCTTTCGAAGTGTCTGTGGAAAACCGCATTGTCACCTCTAGCACCGAAATGAGTGTCACCCAGTATGCAAATCTTCATTAGTATCATCTTCCATAAAATTCTCAAGCCCGCGTTTGCGTTTAATTTTCTTTTTATCTAATGTTTCCTCAAACGCTCTAATAAATTCACTTATGCTATCGTTGTCTGTATCCATATACGAGGGCACAAAGTCTTGATCATCCATCTCACCCTGCTCAACTAATGTATTCATTATGAGAGAGTTTTCCATGGTCTTGTGTTTGATATAGAGCTGCTTTTTTTCTTTCTGTATGCGACGAAGAAACGCAAAATAAATTATTTGTGTGAAGTATGCGAATGGGTTATTTGATTTAGCTGGATCAAAGTTATCAATGTAGCTGATACAATTCTCAATGCCGTCAGAAATCATTTCCTCACGGTAGGAATAGTTTATGAAGTTGGGCTTCATAGAAAGTCTGTTAGCAATCATAAGCATACATTTACCAATATACTCAGGTATAGGTGGCTTGTTAGTGCTTGACTTTTTAGCCTCTTGTACCTTGTTGCGGTAAACTGTAATCTCTTCTAACAGCTTTTTATTGTCAACGTAGTGGTTTGAGTCATTCATAACGCTTCATTATAACCATGTTAATAATTTACTTCAACTTTTAATGTTTACTAGATGACACACCTTGCTCGAACATCATTTTATAGAGCCGGTCATCGCTGTGTGCTTCATCCATCATTTCAGAAGTAACACTGGCAAGGGTAGAGTCAAACGCCTTGTCAACGTACTCCTTTTGATTTTTTAGTGAGTTGGTGTAGTAAACATCAACTGGCTGCTTTACTGGTCCGTAAGAGATAATATGCTGCTTTTTAAACGATACTAACTCTTCTTTTGCAAAAAAGGTATATCTATGCATTGTAATGACAGGGTACCCACCGGGTCGTAAGTAACTGAGGATAATTTTAAGAGGCTCTTTAACCATCAAAGAATCTTTATTATCATCAATAACCTCTCCTAAGAGCTCAGTCCCGTCAATTAATTTGATTACTGATATCAATATGTTTACCTATGTTGATGGTGTATATTTTGTACTTAAACTTTTCTTCATTGTAGTAATTCATTCTTTCGGCAAAATGAAGAAGTGTGTAGTTCTTTTTCGACTTCCAACTTAAATCATCTGCTAAGTCGTATAGTGTAGCGAAGGTCTTAAATTCACCTTTTCTTAACCCTCGCCCTATTGACTGTAGAGTTCGAATTCTTGATTTTGAGGGGCTTGCAAAAATAATATTGTGAAGGTTTTTAATATTTATGCCTGTGCTAAAAGTGCCGTATGAAGCTACGATTATAGCAGTTTTTTCATCTTCTACTGCATGCCTGATATCTTCCCTTTCCTCCCCTTTGACCAAACCATCAACATAGAATACTTTATCGTGTTTGCAATTGTTTTTAATATCGGAAAACAATGCTTCTCCCTGTTCTATAGTCTTGAAGAGTATGAGTGTATTTCCCTTGAGAGATAAGGAGAGATTACGAATAAACTGGTTTCTCTCTACGTTTTTAGCAAGAAACGACGCTTCATCTTGATAATCTGCTCCTTTCATTAACTTTCTTGTTTCTTCGTCATAATTGAGAACAATAGCGTTAATTTTAAGGTCTGAAACGTCTTTATTTTCTATTAATTCAGCTGTTGTTACTACTTTCATAACAGGACCGAACAAGCCTTCTAGCACTAATTTATTAGTCTGAGAACCATCTAGTGTACCAGTTAGACCAAACTTATACGGACAATTAATAAGTTTGGTCATGATAGAGGTTAGACTTTTAGCTTTGAATAGATGTGCTTCGTCTCCTACCACACAATTAAATTGCTCAAACCATTTTTTAGGAAGCTGGTAGATAGACTGCCATGTTGTAATAACTATTGGTGAATCAGTTATTTTTTCCTGTCCGGAAAATATTTTATGCACCATACCTTCTTTAAGCCCATACGATTCAAAATCAGAGCTCATTTGATGTACTAGCGAGGTGGTAGGTACTACTATAAGTATTTTTCTATCATCATCCGTACTGACCTTTACGTACCGGCAGAGTAAGTAGATGATTAAAGACTTACCTGATGCTGTTGGCGATACTAACAGTGCTCTTTTTTTCCTGACAGCAAACGTAAAAGCGTTTAGCTGGTAGTCTTTAGGGGTAAGAGTTAATGTTTTTAATTTTGATACAAACTCTTCAGACTCTTTAAGTGACCAGGGATCATCGCAGAAGTTTTTAGAGTCTTCAAAACTTACATCGTAATTTCTTTCTTTTGCAAACTCTAGCGCCTGATCTATTAGTCCTCTATACATCAGGCGGGTGGCGGTAGAGAAGAGTCTAATCTTTCCATCCCACACTCTATTTCTGAACTGTGGTGAAAATCTTGCCCCCGGTACATCAAATGTGAAACGGTCAGCTAGTTCTTGAGCAATAGCTGGCTCACAATAAACTTTATTGTAAACGTCGTTGACCTTTTCAAATATTATCATGCACCAACCTTAAACTTCTCCCAAGAAATAGCAGCATTAATTTGATAACCTCTTGCGGGAAGATTTTTAATGATAGACTCTAAAAATTCTACCTTCTCTTTCTGCATTTCTATTCGTAATTCGAGTTGATTAAGGTCTTCATCCGCTTGCATGTAAATGCCAATATCTGATTTGAGCACTCTTAATTGAAAGGGCTCGTATCCATTCTGTTTTAATTCCTCTTCACTCATAGTACCGTTATAGTACTCAAATTTTGTTTTGTAGAGTTTTTTATATGCGGATTCAAACTTACGAAGAGTGAGTCTCTCTTCAGAAAAGATGTTAAAGTATTTGGAATGAAGTCGAGGAATTCGTAGACTAGCTTCACCTAACTCACTGCGGTCGATATCGCTATCACTCTGCCACATGCTTTGTATTTCTTCCAGTTTCATACAGCCTCACATAAAGTAATACTAATATTATACTATACTAACCAGTTGATATCAAATGTCTGAAAGTTAAATGAGCATGTAGTATCGATGTAATCTACGTCTACGTTACGGGTGTCAAACTGCAGGTCGGTTAAAGTAACAGGATATAATTTACGAAACACAACCTCAACGATAGGATTTCTTGCACTGTTAAGAATTAAAAGAGTTGCGTCAGAATAAATTCCTTCTCCTGACATTTTATTTTGTTCTTTTTGATCAATAGATTTGTATTCGTTAAAGCTGTTAGGAAACCCTGTCTCCTTTAACCATGTATAGATTTCTCTATAATTTCGCATCTCTTCATCTACTCTAAATTGAACTACTAGTGCCCCGTATTGAATATGATCGCCAGCGAAAGGTAATCTTACAAAAGGAGTAGGAACAGAAGTCTCACCTAGCGTAATGCTTGGAATGTTTACTGATTGAACAAAGTAATTTACTCCTGGGGTCTTCTTAATATCAAACTTAAACCCTAAAGGAGAAAGAAAATTTTTATTAGCAGGAATAGTATTAGTAGCCATGTCAATATTTATCCATAAAAAAAGCCCCTAGATTTCTCCAGGGGCTTCAGGTTTGCGTTTATTATTATTTTATTATTATTTACGCAATCTTACATCAGGTTGTTAACCAGGAATCTACGATAGTAGACGTTGGAGTCCTGGAGAATACGACCTGCACCAGCTGTGTCACCTTCTGCAAATGGGTTAGCAACCATTCCATAACGGGTTTTGAAACCAATTTTTGGCTGGAATGTGTCTTGATCGACAGCACGAACCATCTGGAGAGGAACATATGGGCAATAGAAGAAACCGGCGTCAAATGCGGACGAACCCTTGTAGCCGATTGTTACATAGTTGCCTGTGGTGTATGGATCGATGTAAACACGGAGACGGCCATTCAGAACACCTGCGAATGTAGCACCTGTGTCGTCGATCTGGAGGTTGTTAGAGTTCAGGGCTGGAGCATAGTCCAGAACACCGGCCATTTGCAGGGCAGACGCAACGTCCGACGAGCAAAGAACGATGTTACCTTTACCTCTACGAGTTTCTTTTGCAATCTGATTAGCTTCACGCTCGAGTTGGAACATCAGACCCTTGAACTTCTCAACCGACCAACGGCCGTTGGAGTCTGTATCCAGGTCAAAAATACCAGCAGCTGTTGTGTCAGTTGCGCAACCCTGCTTGGCGATGATGTTCAGTGTACGGATAACTTCGCGGTTGATTTCAGCGAGGATTTCCGACGACAGAATGTTCGAGAGCTCTTGCTCGGCGTCCAGACCATGAACTGCTTTCAGGTCTTGTGCCAGTTCCATTGTGTACTCAGCTTTCAGAGCACGGGACTTAGCTGTAACGGACACTTTCTCGATCGAGAAGGCCATTTCTGGGAACACCAGAGAAGAGTTGGAGCCGAGGTACTCAGCCTTTGTTGTGGTCATACCAGCAGCAAAGTTGTATGTGTTGTCCCAACCATTGGAAGGAACTGTACCTTTGTGCTGATTACCCAGTGTGTTAGCACCGGACTGAACAGCAGAGATTCCTGTGTTAACTTCGTTGTAGAATGTCTCTGTACCAGCTTGATTTGCGTAGCGAGCACGCATTGCAAAAATCAGGCCTGTAGGACCAGTCATTGGCTGAACGCCAAGCAGGTCATAAGCAATCAGATTTGGCATTGCGCGACGTACCAGCGAGATCAGCACTGGGTCGAAAATGTCGACAGCGCCGTCAGCAGCGGTAGAAGAAGAACCTTGCATTGCGTTAACTGGCTGGTTTGCTTCAAACAGACGCTGGCTGCCGGAAGCGATACCAGAGGCCTCGCGCAGAGCACGCTCAGTATTCTCCAATACTGTAGCGGTGACCATGCGCTTATGAGGATCCGTAATCTTAGCTAGATCAGGATGCTCAAGAACTGGGCCCCATTTTTTTTGAATTTCTTCATTTAAGTACATTTGTGAGTCTCCCTTGGTTATTAAATATTGGGCTTTTATTATTTATAAAAATTATTTCTTAACGGTGCGTGCAATTGCATCCATGTATCTTGCAACAACAGGATCAGTGATCTTTGGTGTTGTGCTTTCGGCTGGCTCTTCTGCTGAGGCAATTTCTTGCTCAACTAAATCAGCACCAACTTTCTTATTAGCGAAATAGTTCTCTTTAACGATTTCTAATTTACGCTTGTAAGACTGCTCATCTGTATAATCTACGCCTTCGGCCAGAGCAGCGAACTTCTCTACCTGTGTTTCAGCAAGACCTTCAGATACTTCAGCAAAGATAGCTTCTTTTGCGTACTCGTCAACTACCTTTTTCATTTGGATGTTATTTTCAACAGCTTCGTTAAGCTTTGTTTCTAGCTCTTCAACTTTACCGGCGAGCTCACCGAGGACATCCATTTTGTCTTCTGGAATGTCGATGTATTTTTCTGCAAAGAGGGTTTTCAGACCGTCGATAAACTCTTCTGCAATTTCCAGGCGAAGAGAATTATCGATTGCAACTTCGTTTTCAGTCATCCACTCTTGAACAACATAGTCCATATACTCTTCAATACGAGCATCTACTTCTTCCATGAAGCTGGTCATTTCTGTTGCTAGCTTCTGCTCATACTGCTCTTCTAGTTGCTTTTGTGTCTCAGAAACTTTAGCGGCAACAGCTGCTTCGAAAATTGTAGTGGCCTTGAGTCTGAAGTCTTCGGAGATTTCCTCTCCTGCAAACATTGCATCAATGTCTTCTTTCATAGAAACCGATGCTTTGTTTTTAGCGGAGTTATCACCTGTTGCTTTGGTGTTGTTCTCCGAGCTAGCCTCTTCAACGCCTGTGTTGCTTGGGTCTTCAATTTTTTGCATTGCGTCACCTTGGGTTTTAGAATTGGGTAGAGTAGCTCTTACGCCGGTTGGCTCAGCGGCTTGAGATGTACCGGTCTGGCCTCCACCTGTAACAACTTTCTCTTGTAAGTCTTGTTCGTTTTTCAGCATTTTTAAAACTCCTTGAATAACTTGTCTAATTATTTATATTTCTATTTTCTCGATAGATGGGACATAAAGCTTTCAAAAACCTTTATTTTCACTTCCTCAAGGTTTCTTCTAGGAGCTTTTTGAACCTCTTGTTTCATTTCTTCAATTTTTTGTGGTTTAATGACACCGTTATCCCACACCCATTCTACCCCTTCCATTATTCCTCTAACAAACGCATCAGGGGCTGAAGGATCAGCAACGATATCTGCAGCAGTAGAGAGGTAGAAGTCATCCTGTACTTCGTTAACACCTTCCTTATTCATTTTCAAAGAACCCATACCTCTAGACGAAACACCAATTTTTGCTTTTTCGTCTAGCAAATTCTTTACAATATTGCCATAAGGAGTGTCAAGAATTTTTGCTTTCCCGTAAACATCGTCACCTTCCATTCTCAGCTCTTTTGTAAGGTGAGAAACTCTTTCCAGGTTAATTTGAGGGCCGGAAGGATGGCCGAGTTCTCCAAATGCTCTGTTTTGTTCAACTAGTTCTTTGTTGTAACGAGAAACTTCTTTTGCCATTACCTCTTTTGGATAAACTCGTCCGTTTCTATTTTTCTTATTCGACTGCATAAAGATGCCTTCGATATAATAATCTTTTTTTCCAGATTCTTTCTGCTCTACTAGGACGGTTACCTCTTCAACTAATTCGGTAAAAAGTTTCATCTTTATTCCTTAAAAGTATCCTACCGATACGGCCAGCACTTTATTAGCTGTAGCTGTATTGGATTCTAAAGTGTCGGAAGGATCTTTAATAATAAAAATCTCATCTCCTCCGGCGCCAGCGGTATTTAAAGTGATTGTACCTAGGACGTTATTTCCTGAGTCTCTTTGAGTGATTAGAAATCTTGCACCTGTGTCGGTGTTGATCATTCTAACTAAAGAAGCAGTAGAAATAGTATTAGGGGTGGTATTAACAGATAGTTCAGAACCTTTAAGCTTAATGTCAGCCATTTTCTATTTCCTTTTGCAGCTCTTCTTCTAGCTCAACTAGAAACTCTTCTAGTTTACCTTCTTCAACGATCCTTACCAGCTCTGCTCTTTCTTCGTCATCGCACTCGGCGTACATTTCAAGGAGAACTGAAGTAATATCCTCTTCAACCTCTTCATAGACCTTTTCATCCTCACCTACGTCGTAGCCGTGATTTTCTTTCTTGCGGTCTATTTTTTTAATTTTGGCGCCAGTGAAGACCTCATCGCCATTACCATTTGCATCTTCTGTTTTAGCCACAATATGCTTGTCGATGAATTTTTGCTCATCGCCGGATTTGGGGCGATAAACTTCTTTAATTTGTTTGAGCGTCTTCGCCATTCTGTTCCCCTGTCTCAGCCTCTACTGAAGTTTCATTTGCGGGCTCTTCAGAAGCTGGTTGTTGATTGACTACGTTTTTAGAAAGCTCAAGCTTTCTGCTTTCAATAGCGCTATAGACTTTATCTGCAATAACGCTATTAAAAGCATCTTTAAAGTTTGCTGGCTGCTTTTGTATAGCAGCAGAAATTAAATCTTGTACATCAAATGTTGCTTCGGACATGGTTTCTCCTATTGTATTACATATTTATTATTGTTGGCCTTGTGGGGGAAGCTCTTCCGGTGGTAACTCCTGCTGCTCTCCATCCACTGGTCTTCGATATTGTTCAATCTCACCTTCATCTTCAATTTCTTGATCCAGTTGTTCTATTTCTTCTTCTGTTTGCCTTAAAATATTTTTTCTAATCCACTCATGTGAGTAATATTTTCCAGCAAACAAATCAACGTCTTTTAGAACGTTCATTCTTTCTCTAACAATTTCTATTTCTTTTAATTCTGAGAAGAAATTATCAATAGTGTAATCAAATACTATTTCTTGATTAAAATCTTTCCAGTCATCCTTTGTAATGATACCTTTTAGAATGAGCTGTTTTTCTAAGGCTTTAAGAAACAAAGCTGAAAATTTATTTCTTAAACGCGTAATTAATTTAGCAAACTTAACCTCATCACGAGATATTTCTGTTGATCTTCCCATATTAAAAGCGGTTTCGGCACTCATTCTTGAAACTGGGACACCAAGAGATTCATAAAGTGACTTTTTAAAGTATTCAACCTCGTTCATTTCACCAGAGAGTTGTCCTGGTGGAAGAGTTGATATTTCGGTTCCTCTATTACCTTCTCTTCTTGGCAGCCAATAATCTTCAAGCATGGTCATAAATTTACGATCGTCTCTAATCTCTCCAGTAGACTGATCGTAAACTAATTTATTTTTGTGACGAGTCATCATATCTTTAAGATATTGCTCGGCTTTCATTTTAGGAAGATTGCCTACGTCAATGTAGAAAATTCTTCTTTCAGGTGCTCTGGACACCTTGTAAATAATAGTAGCGTCTTCTAGAGTTCTTAACTGATTGAGAGGCTTGATTGCTTTATGGAGGTAAGAAAGAACTAATGTGTTGTTAACATCCATAATACCTGATGTTACATGAAGGATACTATCCTTAGCAATTTTTATCCCAGAAGTGCCGTAAGTGTATTGAGTGTTAACGGCGTTAGGAATTTGAACATTTAATCCTTTATCATTGTAAATGTAGTACTCACGGGATGTGTTGACCAGGGTAGCTTGAGTAGCTTGATCTTTTTTTCTTTTTAGTTCTCTTACTTTTCTTATTTTGCGAGGATCAATGTATCTTAACTCTTTGATACCTGCTCTTACATCCATCTCGTCTATGATAATATGGTAGTACATTCTACCATCAACATACCATCTTCTAAAAAGATCGTATGCTTGATTGTTAAAATTTAAAAGTTTTAATACTGAGTTAAACTCTTGAACAATAAGTTTTTTGATTCTATCGGGCTGTTGAAGGCGATCGAGATTAATTTTGACAATGTCATTGTTAGGTTCAATGACAATAGCTTCATTAACAATGTCGTCAATTGCTTTATCTACTTCTGGCTGCTGGGCCATTGAACGATATTTGTTTACCAGCTCGGCTTCATTTTTAGCCGAACCTTCCATATCTACATAAGTTCCGTAAGCTCCACCTGCAGCAACAACAACAGCTCCGTCGTCGTTAGACTCGGGAGCAAAAGATTTTTCTCTTTGTTGTAGCTGTTGTTCTTCAGCTGGCTTGCGGCGTATTTCAAAGCCGAAAAGTTCTGCCATAATATCCTCAAATAAGGAGCGGGACTAGCCCGCTCTTAATAATTAAGCACCGCCACCGTTGCCGGTAATACCTCCAGTAACTTCCCACCAATCGTATGCAAATGTAACCGTAAACTCCTGAATTGTATCAGTTGCATTCCAATCTACATCAATTGGAGATATTTCAGCAGGGTAAATTCCATCAAATGTGTATGTTCTGATAGGAATGCCTGTTTTTGAAAACTGTGTAACTTGTGCGTTAGCTTTGTAGAGCAGAGGGGAGGCAGCTCCAAAAGAACGTAAATTTGTTCTATGGGTCTGAATCTTATTTGACCACTCTTCCATTGCGTTACGAATCAGAAAGTCTTCATCGTTAATAACAGTTACTGTCCAGTCTGCAAACACTCTGTCTCCTGCTAACTTAATTTTTCTACCGTAGTAAGGAACCTGAATAGTTCCTAATGTAGAAGCAGGAATTTGGGACGCACGTACCATGAAAGGTACTTTAATGTCACCCACGCTGTTACCAGGGTTGTTAAACTGAACCTGGAACAGGGAGTTGCGTGCGCCTCCAAATGTTAGCTGACTTCTAATTTCATTTACATTAAATGCCATGTTTAGTTCTCCTTGTCTCTTTTATTTATTAAGCCTGTCCGACTATTTCTGAGAACTCAACACCTGATCTAACGGCCACAAAATTCAGCTGGATATAGTTAATTGACTTAGCTGGTTTGATGTAAATATCTCCAACAAACTCATTTCTATCAATAACTTCTGTTGTGTTGTTAGTTTCATCACACACTACTTTGAAGTCGTAGATACCGCGACGACCTTGCACATCACGAAGGAAAGGCTCTACTAGGTTCTTAAACTGTGAGCGAGTAAACTCATCGTTAAACTCGAACAGTGTGAACTTGGCTGCAGTAGAAATTGCTTTCTCAAGGATGTTGAATAGTCTGCGAACGTTAATTCTGTCGAATGCGCTTGGCTTGGACAGAAGAGTCTTATCACCAAACAGAACAGTTCCTTCTCCGGGGAATGTAACAACTGGGTTAATTCCGTTTTTATAGAGTTGATCTCTTTGTGCTCTGTTAGGATTGTAAGCAAGCTTGACAACGTTCTTAATATTTCCTCTGTTAAACCCTGCTGGAGAGAACCATGGATCTCTTGTATCATCGGTTCTTACACACAGGCCGGCAACGTCGCCGTTTAAAGGAACATATCTGTAAACATCATTGTACTTGTCGTACTGATACTTGTAACCAGAGTCAAGCACGGCGTAAGAAGTACTTGGAAGGTTGTTTCTGAAGGTAATTGTATTATCTACTTCTGATCCATCAGATTTAGCAACAACCGATGCTCTGCTTGGCGAAAGGAATGCTACGCAATCTTTTCTCGACTCTACAATGTTATTAATAATGTAGGATCCGATCTGAGCTCCATCGTTTGTACCGATGGCCTTGCCTTGAAGAATTAAGGAAATATCAACATCTTCGGCTGACTTAAACATATCGTATCCGGCTGCTACAATATTAAATGTAGAAGTAGACTCCGATGCTCCATCCGAACCACCTGTGAACGACATTGTCATTGGTGCGGTGTTAGACAGAGTGTTTGTAATGTTAATTGCAGTGTTGGTGTATCCAGCAATTCTATTTGTGTTATAGTATACATAGCGCGACTGTGCATTAATAACATCTTTAATATAGATTGAAGCTCCATCAGCAGATTTTGCATCTGTAGCTCTCGACAATCCTTCGTAAACTTCAAGAATTGTCCCTGGTACCCCTGTAAATTGACCGTTCTCATCAGCAATAACAACGTGAACTTCATCGATTGCTCCTGCTGTACCGCCGTAATTGGCTTGATACTCTGATGGTCCTGGTGCGCGATCAACTGCGTTTGCGTATTCCCAATATCTCTTCAGATATCCAGCGGCGGTTGCGCTTACGTTTGAAGAGCCAGAACCGCTGAAGTTGAGAAGGGTGTACTTTGACTCTGTATTTACTAGCAGAGTAGCAACTGTTGAAGTATTGGTAACGTTACCAATGGCGGACACTTTAACTAGCTGTGTACCAATAGTAGAATTTCCTAATTCGATTAGGTCACCAACAGAAAGTTTTGCTTTAACGGCTGTAAGGCGATCAACTGCTTCACCAATTACACCAGTACCGCTTTGTCCAATAGTAATTGAGAACTGATTAGCTCCTGATGTTGCGCTAATATTTGTGATTTGACCGTTTGAGCTGAGATTTGCATCAGCGTTTGTGAGCTGGATGTTAGCAAAATATGCTTCAGATGTGTCACAAACCGAAATTTTCAGCGAGTTACCCAGAGCGCCTGGATATCTTGCAACGTATCTTACGTTAGTTTCTGCAGCTAGATTGTCGATAACCAATTGATTGTCGATATCGGCGTCATTCTTAACGATAAGATTTGTGTTTGTCGTAACTGCTCCAACGTTTGCGTAGGCGGTCAGAACGCCTGCTGCTCCGGTAGGATCTGTAGTATTAGCAGTTCTTACTGTATAAAGCTTATTTCCATAAGACAGGAAATTTGCTGCAGTGAAAAATGTCTCTGCGTTTAGATTGGTAGGTTTGCCGAATCTGGAAACAAGAGTAGATTCTGAATCTACTAACACTCTTGTATTGACTGGACCCCAACGGAAAATACCAGCTAGCGCACCTTCTGTGGTGGAGACAGCTGGAACTACCGTAGTCAGGTCAATTTCAGATACGTTTACGCCTGGACTAACTTGAAATGGCATGTCACTCTCCCTTAAAAATTATGTACAAAATACTTGTCTCTATATTTATAATTTCAGGATTTACGTAGACATCCACCTGTTAAACGACATGTTTTCATCTAAAGTTACCTCTTCAACTTCCATCGCTGGTTCAATTTTTTGATTTTTATCATCCATGAAACCGAAAGGTAGGAGCTCAGCTTCAATTCTTAACTCATTTTCTTCTTGAAGTCTTTTTCTGAAACTTAAATCAGTCAATTCCTTGAAATAGAGTTGATCGGTAAGCCAGGAAAAAAGCACACAACACATAACTAAGTCATCGTTTCCTTCCTCAGCCTCATATGAGTTGTTCTTATGTATGAATCGATACATTTCTTGTATCGTATCAAAATCGTTTATAATTAATTTGTCGTTTTCAACAAGGGATTTAAAATTACTACATCCTACTTTCTTTACTGATTTAGTTGTTCTTACTCCAGCGTGCGATACACCGCTATGCCCGCCTGAAAGCCTCACACCTTCAAAATTTCTATTTGTAGTAAACATCATATTATCGTATTCAAAATCATGCATGAGTATATCTGCTACTTGTTGTCCGATATCGTTAGTTTCTACTAGTACAAAACAATTATTATATTCTTTAGCTAATCTATAAATCACTGATGGGTAGACTACCGGGTCTATTTCTTTGTTGCGATACGATGCAACATCACGGTAAGGAAACTCGGTATTATCAAAAATTTTAAATGCTGAATAGTCCCCCTCTTTACCTCTCGCAGTGTCAACCACCATTGTGTAAACTCTAGATGGGTCGGGCTCGGCGTGAATTTTAAGGTGTTCGTCTGACTTAACGGGGTCCTGATATACTAATCTCTTAAGTTTAGGTCCACTAATTAAAGTAGATGACGACCCTAGAAATTCACATTCATACTCCTGTCTGAACTGCTCTTCAGAAGTATTGCGGATGGTCTCTTCTTTCCATTTTTCATCTCGCCCTGGTACCTGGCTCCAATGAACGTCTATGCGCTTATATGAGTTTCTACCATTTTCACTATCAGCCCATAATTTATAGAAAAGATTCAGTCCGTTTGGTGTAGATGTAATAATAACTTTAGTTGTGGTACCAGAGGAAATTGTAGGGTAAACGGATGAAAAGAAAGACTCTTGAATATTGTTAGGTACAAACGCAAACTCATCGAGATACACTAAGTTCTGAGAAGTACCTCGAATGGAAGCTGAAGCAGTCGAAGAAGCTTTTATTTTTGAACCATTTTCTAACTCAACAGAGGTTTTTGACCACTCTACCACCCCTTGCTGCATCCAAGAAGGAAGATTTTCATATGCAAGTTGAATTCTAGATAAAATTTCTATCGCCTGCTCTTCTTTGTGGGCGAGAAGAGCAATAGAATAATTTTCGTTGAATAGTGCGTGATGTAAGATTATTCCTACTACAACAGTAGTTTTTCCAACCTGGCGGGGCATCTTACAAATTACAAATCTCTCGGCAAAAGACAGCCTTATAATGTCGCGCTGGAAATCGTAAGGAACAAAAGGAATTACGCCCTTGTCAACATGAACAATTTTTACATAATTCTCAATAAAGTACTCGGGGTCTCGAGCACATTTTACAAACTCTTGTATCTGGTGGGCTGTCCACTCATGAGTTATGTAACTTCTTTTAAGATTCCTATTGCCGTGGTAATAATCACTCTTCATTTTGTTGTTTTAACAGCTTTTGCAATTCGGCTGTGGATCCAACAAACAAATTATTATTAATAGTTTTATTATTGGAAGCTGTGTCTTGTTCTAGATCTTTTTTACGCTTAGAAAGTTCCAGCAGATCTTTGTTTGTTTCAGCCATGGTTTTTATCAATTCAGCTACCACCTCAAAGCTTCTGGGGTGCTGGGACATTTGCGCTACTTCAAGCATTCCATCTAAAGCTTCATTTCCTTTTTCTATAATATTAATAATATTACCGCGCGCGTACTCGTAATCAGTACTAACCGTATCCGAGTTTTCTACTCTAATAGGGCTGCCTTGGTGATTAAAATTATTTTCCAATGGTACTACGTCTAAAGCAGTAGCAATTTTATCGTTCATACAGGTCAGTTTTAGTTATAATGTAATCAAAGTTATCTTCAGGATCTATTTCGTATGGAGTAACGGATGCTGTAGCATTGGTAGTTGGCATTCCGTTTGCCAGCATTCCTGGTTTAGTATTTAGGTTGACTATAGAATTTAAATCAGCATCAAAGCCGGTAGTTGCATCGAAGAAATTAACATTAGCAATTTTAATTACTGACTGTCGCTTGACTGGACCATACAAATATGTTTTCATTGTAAAGTTAAGTGTCCAAATTATCATTCTCGAATCTTGTACGCTTCCCTCGTAAGTGTCAGTAATGCTTACGTTGTTAATAATGGTAGGAATATCCATAGAGATATCCATATCATCAATTAATCTTACAGTGGCAGTCCATTCAGGGGCAAAATAAGGAAGAATCTGTTCTACTATTCGTGTTCCATCTTCAGCGTTTCTAACCATGATATAAAGAGAAAAATTTATATTGTATGGAACAGGGTTATACAAGTATTTCAGTGTATCTTTTTGTCCAGCTACAGTTACTTCCTTCTTTTCATGTTTAGCAATGGTCGGAAGCTTTCTCTGATTATCATAAGTCATTCCGGTCATTTCAAACGCCATTCTAGGCAGGACGGTTTGAAATGGTTTGTTCAAGTCTGGGTCTTGATTAATACGAGCAAGTGTCTTTTCTTTAGGTCCATAGCTAATGGGTACCTTCATCGTATCAATGGTCACACCGCTATCGTTCACTCTGTTAATGTATATGCTGTTGAACAGGGTACCGAAGAGAATAACGTTTTTTCTCAGTGTTTTATGATAGAATGTTTGAGCAAACATTAGAACTTACCTTCACTGAATGGGTCAATTTCAGTAAAATCCACAAAGTCTAGCGTCTCGGCTTGTATTTCGTCATTTTCAGCGCCTCTATCTACATTATCTAAATCATACGTTTCTAGAACTAATTTAAATCCGCTTTCGTCAGTAAGATAGTAGGGCATGAGATCATTGGTAAGAATGCCTTTAGGAGTGGTACTGGTTGAGTACTGCTCATACATCGTATCAATATCTTCAACACCGGTATTGAATCTTTCGTTGCTGTATGTAAAGAGTTCGCAAACTAGATCATAGGTCTGCAACGCTCCTAATTGATAAAAAATAGCTTCGTGTTCGACGAACTTTATTTCAAATATTTTTTTGTTAAGAGGAAAATAAATTAAGTCCCCTTCACGCGGTCTGTCTAAAAGGTGAGATGCGCCTACCTCATCGTTCCAAGCCCGGCGTGCTACAGTAAATGTAACTCTGTCACGAATTTCAATATTAAATTTGGAAAGGAACTCGCCGTCCCCTCCAAAGCCATCTACATTTTTAATATACATCTCAATACCGTACTGATCATTGAATTCAGATAGAGGATCTTCCCCATAGATATCATCAAAAGCCATTCTTGTTCTAGGGAGGTAAAGCATATCCATTCCATAAATTTTTATGGATTCAATAATAAGGTTCTCAATTAAAAGCTGCTCTTGAGAACCTTGAAAATTATTAAAATAGAAGTTAGTTGCCATTTACCCTATCATATCCATGGCTGGAAGCGAGAGATTAACTACCATATCTCTTTCCATTTCTTTGATATCAGCATCAGCTTCTTCGTAAATTTGCTGACCGTTAAAAATTATACCGCCAGGAAGCTGCATATTACCAAATTTTTTCATATTGTTACCCCATTGCTTTTTAATAAGGGCAGTGGCGTAGTTTGAAAGCCATCTATCTCCCCATACATCAGAGAACGTATCAGGATTAACAATCTCATATGCTTCTACTAGCAAGTAATTGCCTGTATCAACTTTTTCCCAGTCCATATCAACATGAAGTCTGTTTCGATGTCTGTTATACCTGATTGGTTGCTGGCCTACAAGAAGTTCTGTAATGAGCGCGAGGTGCTCCATGACCATAAAATAAGGTACCATAGAGACAGAAGTGAGAGTGTACAGATCGTTAAGCGCAATTTGATAACGAATGTTAAAGAGATCACCGCCGCTTACAGCCGGGTCTCCGATTGAAAAGATTCTTACCGCACCAATAATATTGTCTGGCAAAGTAATATATTTGTTAGCTTTATCAGAATCTGAAATTTGATGTTTATAATAAATTTTTTCTGAACCATCAAAATGATAATCCCAGTAATATTTTAAAGCTTGATCAATGCGGTCTTCTACCTGATCATCGTCTACATTAATTTCAATGACAGGTTTGCCTAGGGATCTAAGACAATATTCTTTAAATTCTGTTCTTGAGGTTGGAACGGCCATAATAACTCCTTTATAGAGTATTTATAGTATTAGTTTTACGTGGCTTTAATTATAATTAATCCCATTCCTCTGCTACTATAGGTGGTAAGAGAGGCACCCCATCCAATAGAATTAGAAACTGCAATACGATCGGGATCGCTATCATTACCTGGATAAGCGCTTCCGCCGGAATAGAGTATAGCGTTTTGCACCCTAGAAGTATTAGAGGAAAAAAAACCAGAACCTCCGCCTCCTCCTGATCCTCCACCGCTTGACGAGCCTCCTCCAGCATATCCACCCCAATATCCCCCGCCACCTCCGCCCCCGGTACCGTAACTGGTTGTTCCTACGTGCCCGTGCCCCCCTTGAAGTGCACCAGCTCCTGCCGATTGGGTACCTCCTTGGCCTCCATTATTAGCGCCCAGTGCAGAGGCAGCACTATCTCCAGCGCCGCCGACCGTTCCTCCTCCATGGCCACCTCTTCCAGTATAGTCGGTATTGAAAGTCCCTAGCGCACCGCCTCCTCCTCCGCCACCAGCCATTAAAATAGCATTAACTTGACTAACTGACACCCTAAAAATTCCAGCATATCCTCCACCGGTTCCTCCTGATGAATTAGCGGAGGGCGTTCTGTTAATCATTGAACCAGCGTTACCTGCACCCCAGCACCCCGATATAGCATTGGCCCAGTTACTTGATGAGGTAGTAAATGACGAGGGAGTTCTATAGCTTAGGTTAGGGGATCTCATTTTGTATGCAACTCCAGCCTCAAAAGTAACATTTGCAGTTGCAGCGCCTCCACCACCGGAAAACCCTCGGTTGGGATTTCCCCCCGTTCCACTATAAGGAGAGCCGCCTCCTCCCCACATTTTAACAGTTCTATTAAACGTTTGGTTAGGAGTTAGAGTCCATTCAAAAGGTGAATCATATAATATTAAATCCCCATCTGTTGGAAAAGTCCAGGTAGTTAGCCCATTAACAGCCGGGCTTATTGTAAGGGTAACAGTTTCAATCGTATTAATACCAGACGCTACAATTCCTGTTATAATCATGCAGATAGATCTCCAACCAAGACCCAATTATTTGTACCGAGATTAATTAAGGAAGCTGAGCTGTATTGTGCTCTAAATTTTAACCCCGGTGTTGCGTTTAATAGTACGCTTGAAGAGCCTGTGTTTGTAAAGGTTACCTGGCCAGCTCCTGTTTGTACGAAATGAATTGTGGTGCCATTTGCAAACGGCTGAGAGTCGTTAGTAGGAACAGTAACTGTCACGGCAGATGTGTTAGCAAACGTCACGACCTTGAAGGCGTCAGAAGAAACTAAAGAATAAGTTGTGTCGGTTTGCTGATTAACCGATAGAGCAACAAACTCTCCTTTGTCACCTTTGGTGCCTTGAGGTCCGGTGTTACCGGCGTAAAATCCTGTGTTTAGGCTAGAAAGAGAAATTGTCATTTTATGTCCAGTATTGAATTAATCCAGGAGTTAAAATTGTACCTCCACCAGTGCCAGTCTGCGTCTGTCCGAAAGTAACTATTTCTATTTCTGAATCGTTTATAAACTTTATAACATTATTTCCTATTGAAGGAATTACCTTATAGCTCTGCTCTGGTGGAAACTCTACATCAAAAAATTGCGTGTTGGTATTGAAACTAAAGAAAGAAGTAATTTTTAAATAGTTTGTATCTTGTACGTAAAGGGAAAGATTATTAGATGTGCTTTTTTGTGCAGTTGTCGAGATGGCATCATTTAGAGGCAATTCTACATCAAAAATCTGTGTGTTAGTATTTAAGTTAAAGAAAGAAGTTATTGCAACAGAATCTAAGTTCTGTCCAAAAGAAACTGAATTATTAGTTGTTGTTTTCCCAGCAGCTTGTCCAATTGTTTTTGGACTTCCAAATGTCATGGTGTTAGAGAAAATGTCAGACTCGACGTAAAGAATTCTTCCAGTCGTGGCGTTTATAGCTAAGTTTGAAGAACTTCTATCAACGTAGGAGGAATCTTGAAATGTAAGAAGAGATACTGATGAGTTTGATGTTAGTGGAGATGTAGAGGGGGTAAAGTTGCCGGTATAAGCTGCTGCACCTTTAATTATTCTAAGGTTAGAAAAAAACCCGTTGTATGGGATTGTAACCGGGGTGAAGCCACTTGCTCCTATAATTGGTCTTGCAGCACCTACTATGTAATTAACTGCGGCTTGAGCAGCAGAGTTTTCTGTATTGCCGTTAACAAACATTCTTGTATTACCAACAGAGTCTCTGCTTACGGCAATATGATACCATAAATTTGGCTTAAATGTAGAAGCAGATGTCATGACCACTGCCGAGCTGACATAATAAAACAGTCTTGTATTTGCTGGGTTTCCGGTAGCCGAAAGATATAAGTGAGGATAAACTCCGTTAGTACTTGTAGGTCTAAAATCAATTAAAGCCATTCCTACCGATGCGTCAGTAATTAAACCGGCATTGTTCGCACCAGGCTGCATCCAGAACTCAATAGTAAACTGCCCGGTACCGAAATTAAATCCAGCCTGGGCGTTAAAGTAAATACTGTTATTACTTCCAGCCTGGGCCGAATTAAAATAAGCCGCGTAAAACCCGTTGGAATGGCTATTAGATAGATCCATGAATTAAGAAGAAATAAGAATAGAAGGAGTCTTAAAGCCGAGATTATTTTTATCTCTATACTGCCCGTAAACTTTGCTAGCATTTCTAACTAAGTTATTGTTAAATCTATAATACCAGACACCGTCGGTAAAGCAACATCCTCCATTGGCAAAAGGAAGATTATTTGAAAAAGTGTTGCTAGCAGAAATTCCAACGTTGATGGTTGTTTCTCCGGCATGATCGTAGTTGGTAGTAAAAAAAGATTCGGCAGTTGGATATGAATACCCTCTATGTCCGTTACTTAGTCTATAGCCTTTGAAGGGCATTGCTTCTCTATTTTTAAATGGTGCAAACCCATAATATCCCCCGTAACTATCACTGGCTTCCCAAACCCCTTGTGAAGACGTCCCTAGTGTGTTAGCCGTAATAACTTGCAAGTTACTGGTGTACATTACAGCTTGAATGCCAACGCCTGACGATGTTGTTGTAAATATGTAGTTGTTACCAGGATTGTATTTTACAAAAATGTAGTTCGTATCATAATAAAAACTTGCAGAGAAAGGTAAGTTGCCATTAACGCTTGTAAACCCTACGGTATATTCTAAAAAATTATTAGCAAGAACTGCTCCATTGGCACCAGAAACAATAAACTGTCTGTTCATGTTAGTGCCAACACCCGATGCGTGGCTTCCAAGCATGACTAGTTTGTTATCAGCATAATCAGGAGAGAATATCATAGTATATCTGTTACCGTATGAAGTATTACCAGAATTGAGCCCGTTAATATATCTTTCAACCAGGAAAGAAGAATTAACAACAGCTACTTGATTGTTGGTTACGCTACCAGTTCTTTGTACAGCATAAACATATTTGTCATCTATAGCAAGAGCGGCTGCTCCTCCTGCCAGATTAGAAGCCATGTTTAAGTTAGCAATAATAGCGTTATTATCTACATTAATT